TCGTCGGCAGCGTCAGATGTGTATAAGAGACAGGATTAATTAAGTCTTGAGTGGCTTGTATAACTCAAAAAGATTATGAATGATTTTAAAACACGGTTAGAAACCGAAAGAAAAGAACTTGAAAGGAAATTAAATAAGCTAAATAATTTTAATCAAAGTAGAAAGGCCGATACTACCAACTCCATTCAGAAGTCACTTCTTGTTATTCAGGCAGGTGCAATGTACACCTATCTTTGAATACCTGAAGGAAAGACTTGCAAGACTTTAATTTCTCAGGGGTAGGATAAACACAATAATATCCACGACTAACCAAAGATATAATGAAAAAAGATAAAACTATCAGATTTAAAGCCTTCAAACTTTTACCAACATTTCAAATGCTTGATATTTGGATTTGCAATAATTCTGTTGATCTTGCCGAATCTTTTGTAAAAAGATATGGAGCGTCACTGGAGTATTATAAAAGGGAACTTTGTAAAAGCAGAATGTATTCTGGTTCCGTAAGACGAATAACCGGAACTCGCAAATCTGAGGTAAAAGGTAGCGAGCATATTGTTTGTATAATCAATGTTTTCAGAAAAGGTATAATTGCACATGAAATTATCCATATTCTTTTTTACCTTAATGAAATAACTGGAGTCCAAATAAATACAACATCTGATGAGTGGTCAGCATATATGGTGGAGTATTTATTGAATGAAATTATGGATTTAAAAACATATTCCAATCATTAACAATATTTAAAGTAAATTTTAATATTAAAAATATATCTCATAACTTTGAGATCATTCAATCTTATTTAATCTTAGTATTAACAATCAAAATCAAAAAAGATGGAAAGAAATCCAAATTCGCAGTATCTATTGCTGCTATTCTTTGCGATAGCGTTGTTATTTACTGGATCACCGATTAATGCCAACTCCCCTATGACTTATGTCATAGACCAGGAAATGAACATTAATTCACCTCCGGTAATTGAACAACCTATAATGATTAATATAAACTTTGACATTCCTGCACCGGCCAATGTAATCACATGGATTTGCTCTTCAATGCCTGGAGACAGTAAATTTAATCCTGAAGCTAATTTAGTATGCTTAACAGGTGCACAATGTGATGAATATAATATTGTAATTGGTAATTTTCTTGGCTATGTCAATAATGAAACGATTATCGGGAATAATAGTATTCTCCATTTCTTTCGCAAAGCCAGATCAACACTGTAGTTAATTTCTGAAAATATGAAAGCCGAGCATAATTTTGCTCGGCTTTTTTTATTTCTTTATTAATCACTTTATACAGACAAATTTGGGACAAATTTCAGACTTAATGCTTGACGGAACTCTTTGTCAAGGTTGTGGCGTATATATTGGAGAAGGTGATGGCTTTCCTCAATATTGTTCTGATTGCCAACCAAAGAAAATCAGAAAGAAGGAAAAGATATCAAATGGACCTTATTCTTTTGATCATTTATTGCCCATAAAAGAAGAACAAACATGTGTTCGCGTATGGGCCGATCCAATAGTACCAGAAAGTATAGGATATCGTTGTCTTGAAAAAGCAGAATTTATCCTGCATAATTATCACAACAATAAAACCGAACATCTCTGCAGAAAGCATTTTCTCAATTCGATAAAACGATTGAGAGCAAAAATGCATTACAATCCTAAGAGAACAGGATTCATATGGTATGATATCAAAGCTGGCACAGTTTATACAGAAAATAACAATATAGCATATGACAAAGAATAGCAAAAAAATAGAGATCCTCAATTCTCTTTCTTCTTTAACATTAAATACTACAAAGGAAAGAGCTTTCGAGGCATTAGCTGAATATCTTTTGAATTATATTAATACTGATGAACATGAATGGCTTATTAAAGCCAATTATTGTTTTATCATACTCTTAATGAAAGAAGGACTCCTTGATCCAGAAAAAACCAAGGAAGAACTCAATATAATTGACAAACAAAAAGAATTAACAGATATCATTAATAAATTCAAGTCATGATAATACAATTTAAAGGATACGTCTGTGATTTACTCTTCCAACGTTATTATAATGGAAGAATAGCAATACAATTAGTTGATCATTTTGATCATGAGCCTATTGCTACAGCAACCTGCAATCTTCCTGATGTGGAACTTGATGATGATGAAATCATTATTAAGAACTATTCTGAGAATAAAACAATGGAAAAAGTTCTCTTTGAAGCCGGTGTTATAGGTCCAGTATTACGTACTGTTCCAACAGGATTTGTAGAAGTACCAATTTGTAAATTTTTAATATAAGATATCATGAGTAAATACGGAGCACGAATCGCGATACTAAATGCACATTATGGCTTTGGATTCATTAATTCAAATGCTACAAGAAGTGTTAGTGAATCTGAAAAAGAAGGAATCAAAAGGATGCGTAAAAAAGTAAAAAATACTGGCAGCCTTAACGAATCTCGGATTATTCGGATACATAGCTTAGACGAAAGCAAAGTTGTACGAATAGTAAAACATCTTTTAAAAACCCACAATAGACAGTAATGGAAGAAGAATCTCCAATAATACCAACAGAAGAGATATCTGTTGATTATATCCAAAATATTGTTTCCAGAATAACCAAAATTCCTATTGAGGATATTAACTTACCAGATAGAATTAGAGGAACCAGAAAGCAAGAAAAGATTATTGCAAGACAATTGTCTATGTATTTTATAAAAAAATATATAGGATTAAGCCTTGCAAAAATAGGATTTCTCCACGGTGGAAGAGATCATGTTACAGCTCTATATGCTATCAAAACAATAAATAATGGATTGGGAACAAATGAAAAAAGGATTGTAATACCATTTACAAAAATTGATCTTGAAATTAAGAACTATGGTAAATATGTAACCAGAACATTTAAAGTTTTTATGTTTGCTGACAGTTTTGTAAATGAACATCTCTTATATCATGGGTTATATTTTACTAATTCACCAATGTTACATTCTAAAACACTTACAATAGAAAATTATATTAGGAGTGTAAAATTGGATGCAGAAATAAATAATATTTCCCTTGTTGATTTCGAATATAATATTAAAAAATGTAATCTTGTAGAAATAGAACTAAAAATAGTATAATATGAAAGCAAAGGTTATCGAAAAAATACTCAGACATAAATTTGGTGCTTTTATCAAATCAATTGAAGACAAAGAAGTCCAGAGATTGGTAGCACAAAATAGTATCATTACCGGAGGATCAATAGTTTCCCTTGTTCTAAATGAAAAGGTAAATGATTATGATATTTATTTTACAACCAGGGAAACAGTTCTTGCTGTTTGTAAATATTATCAAGAACTTCTTGTGAAAGAAAATCTTATGTTCGAAAACGTAAAGATCGATCAGGAATTGGATGAAAACGGCCTCATTAAACCTGATGGAAGAATTAAATTCAGAATTCAGAGTAAAGGTATTGTTGATAAGATTGATGCAAAGGGAAAAAAATATTTTCCTATTATCATAACCGATAACGCTATTTCATTGACAAATGAATTCCAACTTATCCTAAGATTTTATGGCCCAGCTGAAGAGATCCACAGGAATTATGATTTTATTCATGTAAAGTCATATTGGGAGTCAAGTAATGGTAAATTGCATTTTAATCCTGATTCCTTGGAATGTATCCTTACAAAAGAGTTAAGATATACTGGATCTCTTTATCCTCTTGCATCAATATTTCGCTTAAGAAAATTCCTTTCAAGAGGCTGGACAATATCTGCCGGTGATATCTTCAAGATGGCTTTCCAGGCATCACAACTGAATTTCAAGGATCCAAAAGTTATGTATGATCAACTTATTGGTGTAGATATCCATTATTTTCAGCAAATGATTTTCCAAATTGAAGAAGATCTTACTACACACAAAATAACAGAAGTTGATCAAAATTATCTTTCAGATCTCATCGAAAAGATTTTCCATAATTCTGAAGACTTCACATATGAAGATTATGTGAAAAATGAAAGATCTGAGGAAAAGAATAAAGAGGAGTTTGAAGATAACCCTTTTAATGAAGAAGATGATGAGTAGAAAAGAATTCACTTGTATTCATTGTGGGGAAAAATTTAATCTTAACCCTGCTGATCAAGAAGATTATAATGAAGGATTCTTTGATCATACTCCAAATACTTGTGATGATTGTATGGAAATGATGAATTTCCCTGGTCATGATATCTCAGATTTACATAGCGACGCAGATCCAGGACTATAAGGATCTCCCTTTGACAATCGAATTAGTTCCAAGAACAACTTGGTATAGCAATGTTAGATCCCGGGTTCCGAAAGAAACCTGGGATCTTATTAGAAGAAAATGCTATTACAAAAAGCAAATTAAACCTTGTTGTTTTACAATTGATGAAAATCAATAAAATGACTATGGATGAAACCAATAAATATCTTGAGATTTCGTTCTTATTATGGGAACAAAGGAATAAAAATAATTGGACAGTTGACATATCATTTATTGATCAGTATCTTGACCATCCAAAACAATAATTAATATTCTAAAATATGTCAGAAAGAAAAGACAAACAGAAGAAAAAACCCTCATATTTGATTATTCCAGAAGTAGGCAAAATACCACCACAGGCTATTGAAATTGAGGAAGCAATAATAGGAGAATGTATGTCTGATCCTGGTGCCTTTCTTCGTGTATCTCATTATTTTAAAGATGAAAGTATCTTTTATACATCAGCCCATCAAAAAATAATGAATGCAATAAAAGAGTTGCATGAAAAGAAAATCGGCATAGATATACTGACCGTAATGAACCAGCTAAAAATTAATAATGAATTAGAAGATGTTGGTGGTCCTACATATTTAACTGAATTATCTTCTAAAGTTGTTTCTTCAGCTAATCTCGAATTCCATTGTATGGTAATTACTGATAAATATCTCTTAAGAGAATTAATCAGAATTGGTACAATAATTCAAAGTAAAGCCTATGAAGAAGAATCACCAGCTGAAATAGCACAATGGGCTGAAGAAGAACTTGTCAGTAAATTCGATATCGATTTTGAAGGCAAATCAACTTTTAAAGAAGCTCTCCATGCAACTCTTCTTGATATAGCAAATAAGGCAAAAGGTCTTGTAAGTACTTTCATTAAGACAGGAGATTCAGAAGTAGATAGGAAACTATCATTGAGAGAAAGAAGCATCTGCCTTGTTGCTGGTATTGAGGGATGTGGTAAGACAAAGTACGTAACAGAAAAAACCAAGGGAATTCTTGATAATAATAGTAATGTCAGAGTCCTATGGTTTTCCATGGAAGATTCAAAAGAACAAATTGTAAGAAGCTTTATTTCTATGGATGCATTGCTTACAACAAAAGAGATGCAGAGCATAAATTATGTTCTCTCAGATGATGATGTAACAAAGATTCATAAAGCTGTAGAAAATTTCGGCAATTACAATATTGAGTTTGTAGATCATGTTTGTTCTATGGCAACTATCATGAGAAAAGGAAGGAATATAAGAGAAAAATATAAAGAAGACCTTCTCATAATTGTCATTGATAATCTTGGTTTGATCGAAGTCGATTCTTTTTATCGTGGTATTGAAAGGGATGACTATATCGCAGGAAAGATAAAAGAAATGTGTGATTTAACCGATTCATTTATTTTTGTTCTTCACCATTTAACAAAAGAGACCAAAACAAAGTTAAATATCAATGAAGGATATAGACCAAGAGCGGAATATATTAAAGGCTCTACTCGTATTCTTGATTATGTTCAATTATGTTTACTCATAAATCTACCAAGGAAATATAAAGATCTTGTATCTGAAGAAAAACAAAAAGGAGAATTATTCAATATTAAAGAAGCAACTGGAAAATTTGATAAAACCCGATTCAAAACAGAATTTTGGAGTGTGAATCCTCATGGTGATAAAAATACCAAAACAATAACGGATTTATATACAAATACCTGGGATGAATTGAAATTTGTTTGCCAGGGAGAAACCCTTGAAGATGGTATGCCAATAACTGTTGGTTTTTTACTGAGGAAATATATCGAGTACTCTATATCTATTGACGAAATAAACCGCCATAGAGAGGACAGATTCAAATCCGAAAAAATGAGTATTTACACTTTTCTTCAGAATAAGAAATGGACAGAAGATTATCGGCCAAAACAGAATTCAAGAACATTTTATTTGTATGGTAATGATATCTCCAGATCTGTTCATATTCAGAATCTCCTTATCGTAGAAAGTGCAAAAAACAGAGATGGTAGTGATGTAGATGACGAAAATATCATTCGTTATTATGCAGATCTTGACCATAATATTTTTAAACCATTAACCAACGAAGGATGGGACGAATTGAAAAGTTCAAAAAAAACGGAGTAATAAATTATCTACGTGAATTAAATGATGATCCGGAAGTAAGATTAAGGACTCTACAGGAACATCAATTACGCAAACAATTAACTGAATTAAAAAATAAACATCAAAATCCGACAGCATGGAAAAGGATAAATCAACAACTAAGGCATTGGAGATACCAGTTATCTTCCATAATTACAAACTTCTTAAAGACAAAGAATTTGTCTTAAGTGGATCAAGAATATATTTTATACAAGGTCCTAATCGTGTAGGAAAAACCTCATTTCTTAAGGCTCTTACAAGCCTTCAGATCGCTCAGGATGATACTCAGGATAAAGTGACAACTGGTGAATCAGAGGGTTTCTATGAAGCCACAATACCTGCATCCGATGGATCTATTGTCACAATAAGACATGAGTTTACTGATAACAATAAAGGCAAATTCATTGCTATTCGTGAGGATGGAACAAAAATCTCAAGTGTGACAGAGATAAGGAATTTATTTAATTATACTCCTATCAATGTTAATGAGTTCTTTGCAATGAGTAATACTGCAGAGGGCCGGAGAAAACAAAGAGATATCATTCTCAAACTTATGAGTGATGAAGAACGTGCCCATTTCAATGATCTTGATCTTCAGGAAAGTCATTATTATACTACCAGAACAGAAGAAAACAAGAAAGTTGAACAATGTGACAGTAGTATAAAAACCATTGTTATTTCTGATGAAGACCGGGCTCTTGTTCCAAGAAAAGATGAAGCTGAAAAACTTCTGAAATCTTATGAAAATGTTAAAAAAACAAGAGAGGAATTTCCAAAACTTGAAACTGTTGTTACTGATCTTGAGACAAGAAAAACAAGATTAGAAAGAGAGATTGAAGAAAAAAAAGAAGAAATCCGCTCTCTTGAAACAAAAATAAAAGATGGTAAGGAGCTTTGTGAAGAAGGTAAAGGGATACTTGATCCTACTAAAGATATTTCTGATGAAGAAATTGAAGAAAAGATCACAAAAGGAAATAACATCATAACCCGTATAAATTCTCTTAAAACAAAAGAAGAACTTATTAAGGACTATACGATAAACCGTGATGAACATCAGAAAGAAAGCGATTCTCTAACTAAGAGAATAGAGAAGTGCAGGGCAGAAAAAGCAAAGATTGTTTCAGATTCTGAATTGCCTGTAGAAAACATATCATTTGAAGATGGTTATCTTACTATCGACGGTTATGTTTTCAAAGAAAATCAGGTATGTGAAAGTGACGCTGTAATTATTCTTGCCAACATTCTTGCAAAGATCAATCCTGGTCCTATCCAGATAATCGGAGATGCAAGTGTTCTTGACCTACAGAAACTTGATATTCTCAACTCAATAGCTGAGAAATACAACAAGATTATGTTCGTTGATGAAGTTGTACGTGACGCAAATAATATGGTTGTTGTTGGTTATGAAGAACTGTCAAAGAAAGAGTTTCTTTCATCAATAGATACAATAGCCGGCACTGAAAAGCCAAAACAGACAAAAAAGCAAAAGACTGAAAATTCTGTAATGCCAAATGAGGCAAAAAAGGAGAAAGATGAAAAAATGGATTCAAATCAGGATCCTAATAGTGAAAAACCGTTATTGTTTTAAATCATTAAAATATCATGGGAAAAATTACAAGTAGAAGTAAACCGTTTCGTATTGAGCCAAAAAGATCATATAATGGACGAAACGGAATGATCTATGTCTTCGACATTGAGTTCGATGATGGGGTTCAAGGAGAATTTTCAACTACAAAAGAACACCAGACAAAATTTACTATTGGTGTTGAATGCACTTATACTGCAGAAGATAAGATTGATGGAAGAGGAAATGATTTTGTCAAAATTGATCTTATCAAAGATGCCGATGCAGGAGGAGAATATGCAAAAGGAAAAAGCCAACCTGGTCGTTATACAAAGAGTCCTGAAGTTGAAGCAAGTATCACTGCAAGTGTATGCCTTGATTGTGCAGCTCTATGTATCCTTAAAACCGGAAAAATGACTTTAGTTGATGTGGATCTTGTTTCTTTACATAATGTGGCCAATAAATTCTTTGATCATATTATTGAGAAAAGCAAAGGGGATACGCAACTATCTATCAATTATCAATCAAGATTGAAGGAGGTTGTTATGATCCTTATGGATTACAAAGATGAAAAAGGAATTAATACTCTTGGAATAAAGAGTTCTGATGATGTCCTCGCATTCGTTGATAAAGAAGTCGCCTATTTACAAATGAAGATGAAGAAAGCATGAATTTCAAAAAATTTCCAATAAGTCAATCCATTATTAAGTTGTTCTTACATAATGGAGAAGAAAAACAATATTGTTTTAGAAGGATATTCCTTACAAAAATTGTCCGTTCACTTCCAGAACAAAGGACAGAACCAATGATGAAAGGAAAATATTTTGAAACATATTGTCTTGGTAAAAGCTCTGGCGGGGAAATCTACGATCTCCCTCGCAAGGGCCTTACAAAAAAAGAACTTGCTGAGAATGCGGTGAGAAAAGTTGAAAAGAAACCACTTCTTCTTGGGCAAAAGACTCTTGATCATATTCGTATAGATGATCAAATAACAAGATTTAAGGCTCTTGCTAATAAGAATAAAGTAGTAATCGCTGATTACAATGTTCAGGTTCCAATCATAACAAGATGGGATCAGGACCCAGATATATTTCTTAGCGCAGAACTTGATATCTTTCCAACAACAATTCTCCTTCCGGATGAAGAAGACGATAATATCCCAAAATTATTTGCAGCTATTATTGATCTTAAACTTACATCTGATATTCATAACACTTTTGGAGAATATTGTTATGGTAGTCCAGAATATCTTGATCTCATACAAGCAAAGATGTACCATTATTGTGTCCGTAAAATTGATAAGGATCTTAATCCTGGATTAACTGAATTGATAACGGAATCGGTTCAGAAATTGATAGACCAAAATAGGATATTGTTCCTTTTATGGATATTCAATTATAAAGGAAAGGTTCTTGAGGATAAATTTATCAAGGTTTCCTGGGATTGTAACAAACTTGCTGAGCTTAATGAAAGCATCCGGAAAACAATAGGATGCCTTGAAATGGGTGAAAAACTTGACTGGCCTACAAATCCAGAATTTCATATGTGTAAATCATGTCCGTGGACAGATTGTCCGGATAAAATAAAAATCCAAACAGTTTAAAATCATGAAAGAAGAAAACAGAATCTTAAATTTCAAAGACAACAAAATACAAGAACTGTCATTTGATGAATTGAAAACAACCGTTAAAGAAGAAGATTATAACGGGAAGCCTATTATGGGTATGTATCATTTTGAGTATATTAATGCTGCTCTTCTAACTGTCGCTGCAGCAGGTTTGAAGTATACTCTTGATCCAATATGGGCAGCACAGAACATGGACAAATCACGACCAGGTGTAAGTGTAATCGAAAAATACAGGGAACAATACGGTGAAGGTGACTATAGAACTTTCCTTCTGAGAAGGATATTCTCTCGTATCATAATCTCTGATGATGAGGATGAAACAACAAACACCGCAATAGCCCTTTGTTATAATCAGATGGGCTTTCAGATGGCTTATGGTCCAAATGTTAAAATCTGCCAGAATCAATGTATCCTTGGTGCCGATAAATTTATGTCGAGTTATGCTTCGGATAATAAAATGCCGACACCACAAAGAATGATTGAAGTTCTTGGTGACTGGTTAAAAGATTTCACAAAACAAAGAACTCAGGATAAAGAAACAATTCTGATGCTTCAGGAAACAAATGTTTCTGAACCTGATGTTCTTGAAATCATTGGTGATCTTACTTCAAAGAGGATTCGTAAGGAGAATGCCAAACAATTTCCTCGTGAACCAATACCTCCACTTAACCAGTCTCAGATAGGTAAGTTTGCTGAGAGATGGCTCATACAGAAAGCAGAAAAGAACAAATCTGATTTCTCATTATGGGATATCTATAACTTCGCTACTGAGCTTTATAAGCCTGGGGAGACAGATTATCCTATAATAATCTCAAGCAACTATGCTATGAGCCAATATCTCATTAATAGGTATAAAGAGAATTAGTCCTGGACAAATTCAAAATCATTAAAAATTTTAAAGGGGAGTACTACCAGGGCGCTCCCCTTTATCTTTATAAATAACTAACAAAAAACACGAGTGATTGAAATGAAAAAAGTGAAGTTACCATTATCTAAAATAGCAGAGATTGTTTCTGAATCAGATACAATAAGCGATTGTCTTACTCGTTTATATTTAGAAGTTATCCCTGATAAATTTGAGGATATAATTAAGTTTAATAGTTTTCCTCAAGTAAATGAAAAAACTGCCATAACAATTATGCAAGAAATGCATAAAAAATGGGATCGTGCATCTGTAAATATGTTGTGGATGAATAAAGGGTTTTCAAGCTCTCATGAAGATCTAAAAGATTTTCAAGTGAGACTCCCGGGTAATCTTTACACACTATATACTGAACTCGATGATATCACTGCAGGATTTGCAAAGATAGAAGTAGAAGAATTCGGACAAGATCCAAATGAATACGAATATGTTAACCGGACATAAACCATGTACAATAGATGGATGCAATCAATCCATGTATGCAAGGGGTTATTGCCTCAGTCATTATAAAAAATACTATCTCTTGCCAAAAGCAATAGAGAAACAAAAAAATAATCCTAAGAAAAAATATAATATCCCTAAAAGAACAAAAAAAAGGGAAAAAGAAGAAACTATATACCACGACGAAAGAAAAGAATTCATCGAAGAAGAAAGACAGAAAGATAAATTAAAAAGGATCTTCTGTATCTTCTGCGGTGAAGAGATAAAAGGAGAACCTGATCTACATCATGGTGACGGAAGAGATAATGATAAACTTCTCAGAAAAGAAGATTGGTTTCTTTCACATCATGAATGTCATATGGATTACCACGATAAATCATGGAAGAAATTAAAATGGTGGTCTGGATATATCGAAAGGATTTCTATCAACTTCCTTATTCATAAAAAAGAACTTAAAAAAATGGAGAAATAAATGGATAAACAAGGAATGATAACCGAAATATTACAGGTTAATACTGTAAGTATAATAACAAACTCTGAAATGAGAAAAGAAAATAAAAAAAGAATGTGTTCAAATGAGGAACTATTCCTTAATCTGGTTCTCTTAACAGAAGAAGAATTAACAAAGATTTGCAATGAACTATATATTAAGATATGAAGAACTTCAACACAAATACATCAAATAATGATGAATGGTTAACACCACCTGAAATCATCTCATCTCTTGGTTCATTCGATCTTGATCCATGTAGTCCAATAAACCGACCTTGGGATACAGCAAAGAATCATTATTCATTACTTGATAATGGTCTTTTATTACCGTGGTTTGGAAGAGTTTGGTTAAATCCACCATATGGAGGAGAACTTGAGGCTTGGTTAAACAGAATGGCAATGCACCGAAATGGTATATCACTAATATTTGCCAGAACAGAAACAAAAGCAGTTCATTTATTCGGTTTTCCAGTAGCAAATTCGTTATTCTTTTTCAATGGCCGAATTAAGTTCTATGATGTAAACGGAAATAGACATCTTAATGCTAATGCTCCATCAATGTTACTTGCTTATACTGAATATGATTCGGAAATGATATCGATATCCAAACTTAAGGGTTTTCATATATCTCTACTTCCAGAATTATTTCTTATTGATATTTTTCATGATGAAAGAACCTGGAAAGTAATAATCGGAGAAGCAATGAACACTTTAGATTGTAGTGCATCATTAAATGAAATCTATAAATTGGTAATTAAGATGGCACCAAAAAAGGTACAGAATAATAAACATTACAAAGAGAAAATAAGACAAACTCTTCAATATCATTTTATAAATATAGAAAAGGGAATATGGACAAATTAGGAGAACGTAATTGCTATATGATTAGCAGGGCTTTTAAAAGATATGGGAATGATCCAGAAGATGTTATATCTTATATTTTTGCTGATATGTATGCTGACGAAGCAAAAGAACTTTGTGCATTCATCAGATGGGTTTGTAAGACATGAATTGAAATATCAGAAGATACTCTTGAAGAAATTTACAAAGAATTTAATAATAATCTTAAATAGATATACTATGCTACTTGAAGAATTAAGAGAGTACGTAAAAGCAACAACTCAGGTAATAGAGGCATTAAATGAGTTAATCAAAAAAAGTCCTATTCCAGAGAGTCAGATAAATTCCTTGATAAATCCTAAGTTTCTGGAACAATTGAATGAGATGAATGTTAAATTCAATCACTGGAAACCAAATATCTACATTTATGTAGAAGGAGGAATAGTCCAGGAAGTTATTTCAGACTGTAATATTTATCTCAGCATCTTCGATGACGATATTGAATCAAGATCTGATGAAGATGATGATGATCAAACAAAGAATAAAGAATCATACCAGGACCGGAAAGAGACATTCAAATGGATGATAGAGTCTGGTCTTCGTGATGGAACATTAAAAAGAGCAATAGAATGATTGAACTTGATATTAAAATGAGAGCAGAAGATGAAAAAACTGTTGAGTTTTTTTCTCAGATAATCTATAAGGCTTTTGCAACTGCAAACTCATTAGAAGAAATCGATGTAACTCTATCAGTAGAAAAAGATGGAGGTATTGTTACAGTAACAAGACGTGAAATTATAAACACATCAAAAAATGGATGAATATAAATACTACTAATTTTTACTAAAATGAAAGGAACAAGCGCTTTTAAACAGACTATAGAAGCAAAGTTAAAAGAGGTGGCTAAGGCAGATCCTCTTTTTGCTGAGAAACTTAAAAATGAGAAAAAAAACATTGATGACTGTATAACCTACATTCTGAATACTGTAAAAGCAAGTGATTGCAATGGTTTTGCCGATGATGAAATTTATGGTATGGCAATACACTACTATGAAGAAGAAAACATTGACATTGGAAAACCAATGGAGTATCATGTGGCAGTCAATCATAAGGTTAAACTCACGGAAGAAGAAATACAGGAAGCAAAAGAGAAAGCTGTCCGGGAAATAATAGCTGAACAAAAGAAGAAAATGGCATCAAAGCCAGATAAGACTACACAAAAGAACGAAAAGAAAGATGATCCAGTTCTCAAAAACATTATCTCTGGAAATATTGATAGCAAACCAAAAGTAATAGAACAAACACTATTCTAACTATGGAATACTTTACAAAAATTACATCCGCAGATTACAGATCTAAAAATAAACTTGAAGAAGCTGCAAAAGCTATGGCTTTAAACAAGGATAGAGAACTTATTGATGAATCAAAACTCGAAGAGTGGTCCTCAGATATCAAGAGAAGACTTAAAGCTCTATGTGATTATTTTCATAGATGTAAACCTCTCAATTATAATTTTGAAATAGCGTACAATAAGAAAGATTACGAATTTCATTGCAGCGAAGTCTTTACTATAACTCTTTATCTTATTAAAAAGAAAAATACTGAATGAAGCCAAAAACAGAACTCCAAAAGAAAGTTGCCAGGTTAAGCGAGAATCTTTCTCAGATTAATCAAAAATCAATAGAATGGGCATATCAAAATTGTTTAGACAATATGGCAGTACAATCACGTAATCGGTTGTACTGCCTTGAATGCGGTCATAAATGGAATCCAAAAATTAAACTTGAGGCCAAATTACTTAGTCCTATTTGTCCAAATTGTGGGAAACATCTTAAGTTAAAAGAAAATTGTCAGACTATATTCAAAGATTCGGCTTATGTATCTATAATAACAACAGAAAAAGGAATGCAAGTTGATAGATTAATTTTAGTCAACAAATATGGACGAAAACTTACAAAACCTGAATACAGTTGGCATGAGGTAATGCAAAGGTGGATTGATGAAAAGGGAAATATTACAGTAATGTCCCTTAATGTAAATGGATTAGCTTTTATTGCTGATGCATGGAATTATAGTTCAGAACTGGAAATAAGACTCGCATACTCTCAAAAAGGATCATTCAGACATGATATTAAAGCCTATAAAATATGTCCCGGATCACAAGTTTTACCAATAATAAAGAGGAATGGATTTAATGGATTTTATCATAAAATTGCTCCTCATATTTTATTCAGTATGATACTGAAAAATAAAAAGGTAGAACTATTATTAAAATCAAAGATGTTCCATTTACTGAAAACGGCTTGTGATGGTAAGTATACGAGAGAAAAGATTGAAAAATATTGGCCAAGTATTAAAATCTGTATCAGAAATAAATATTATATCAAATCTGTTGATACATGGTTTGACTATATAGAACTACTTGATTATTTCGGCAAAGACCTTAGAAATCCTCATTATGTATGTCCTGCTAATCTCATAAAAGTTCATGATAAATTGGTAGAAAAGAAAATGATAATCATACATCGTCAGGAACTCGAAGAGATGAAAGAGAAACTTGAATCAGACCAAAAGGAATATTTAAAAAGTAAAAGGAAATACTTCAACCTCTGTTTTAAAAACAACGATATAATAATAAAACCTCTTATATCTGTTGAAGAATTTATGGAAGAAGGAGATATGTTACATCATTGTATTTTCACAAATGAATATTATAAGAAACCTGATTCTCTTGTTCTTTCTGCAAGAAAAGATAATAAACCACTTGAAACAATAGAAGTATCTCTTTCTAAATTAAAGGTTGTTCAATGCCATGGTGCCTGTAATGAACCAACAAAATATCATAGTACTATAATGGAACTTATAAATAAAAACCTGGACAAGATTGATAAATTAAAAAGATCCTCCAGAAAAAATGTTGAACAAAGAAAATATAAAGAAAAAATAGCCGTTTAATAATAAAAAAGAAAATGTCATTTGACTGTAGAACTATAAACAATGGTGAAAGATGCAAACATCTGAGACCCCTCCATGAAGAGAGATTAATATCAGATGTTAAATTTTGTATCTGTCGTGAAACCAGGAATATTATCTGGCCTGAGACAGAGAGGTCCGGAACAATAAGAGAAAAGGTTATCTCAATAACACCTTTCTTCTTCTGTTCTATGATGGAAAAACAACGAAAACTTGGATTATGCCAAGAGGCAGAATTCACAATTAATTCTGACGGAACATCATTACACTGGAATAAATGAGAACAATATTACGTGAAGAAATAATAACCGGGGCACTGCAGAGAATAAAAAAGCAGTGCCTCACTGGTTATTTTGATGGTAATACATTGACAGATTATTTTGAGAACTGCCGATGGTATCTTATGCAATATGATTGCATGTTAATCTTTACCAGGGATATAGGTCATCATACCTCTGGTTGGTTTAAGAATCCTGACTATGAAAGATGTTATCATCTTTCTCTCTCTTTCCGCGGTAGATCAACAAATAAAAAAACTGTGGAAAAGATCCTTGACAATTTATATGGTGAAGACAAAAGAAAAGTATGGGTTGAACCACCATTCAGTGAAGTTGGTAAAAGTCATGGAGTATATCATTATAGACTTTTCTGTAACGAATTTTGGATACCCATAATCCCCAGGGGAGAGGTATATAGTAAAGAGTTTACAGAAAAAGGATGGAAGTCTTATTCAGAATTACACGCAAAATGATAACAACATTCGAAATTTATACTCATGAATTGACAAAGACAGAGATTGAAATCATAATGTCAATACTGTTCAAAATACTTATCACTGCTATTGGTAAGGAAAAAGCCATAACAAACAAACAAATCACTCGTGATATAAACGAAAGATTAACTTTTGTTGGTTTTAACGTAAAAACATCTGAATCACGGATAAGGTACATGATACATATCTTAAGAACACAGGATATAATTCCATGTCTTATTGCTACTCAAACCGGATACTTTATCTCTAATAACCAGAAAGAATTAGATAATTATATTATAAGTCTGGAAGAAAGATCAAGAGCAATCCTTAGTATAAGAAACGCATTGAAAAGACAAATTATTTGTAATAAGAAACTCGATGCGACTCAAGAAACAATAATATTCAAACAAAAGGAATAACATAATGGAGAAAATTAAATTAACTCCAGAACAATTTGCTGTCTTCGAAAGAGGAAACAATATTGAAGTGGAAGATGGAACAATATATTTCCATTTTCCATACTGGATAAAAAAAATTAGCACAAATGGAACTTATGAGTTATATACTCGTAGTGAAATACCAGGACTAAAACTATCATATAAAAATGGTGGTCTTGAAGAACATAAATATGAGATAAGTAAAACTGATGGTTCGCCTATGGATCCGGAAGCCTGGTATTTCGTATTACGTGTTGACAAAGATAAACATGCCAGGGTAGCAGCTCTTGCTTATGCAAAATCGGTTGCAAAGGATAATATAAAACTTTGTCTTGATTTACTTGAAACAGTAATAGGTTATGATCCTCTACAGACAAAGACATCTGAAGAATGGCAGAAAATCTTTCCATATAAGATTCTTGATCCTGATGGATGGGATCGAACAAATTACGACTTCTCATGGAAACAAGAACTTATTACATGGGAAGAATTTAAGAAAAGAGCATTTCAATCAACATGCATATTCGATCCAGAATGAGATTCATTGAATTGAAAGTAGATCCAAATGCCAAACCGCGAATGACAAAGCGGGATAGATGGGCAAAACGCCCGGTTGTTAATCAATATTTTGCCTTTAAAGATCTTGTATGTATTGAGGCAAAAAAACTTGGTCTTGAAACATTACCTGATGATATTGCCTCATTAACATTCGTTGTTAAGATGCCTGATTCCTGGTCCACAAAAAAAAAATACCAAATGATTGGTACCGGGAAACAATCAAGGCCTGATCTTGATAATTATCTTAAGGGTTTACAAGATGCTTTATGTAAAGAAGACAAAGGCATATGGCATATTGGAGACTTAAAAAAGGTATGGGGTAATACAGGTAAGATCATAATTGGAATAGAAGATTCTGTTTAGTTTAAGTTTTGTTAGTAGTTGGAATGAGCCGACCCCGTGAGTGCTAAGGCTCATTTTTCACCTTAAAAAAGAAAATATGAAAAAGATAAGCACTATCATTATTTTACTTCTAATAATGTCATTTATCGATATACAGAGTGGATCATCTGCAAGTACATTGAGGTGTTTTTATATAGAGGAAGCACCATCAGTGATAAAAGATAAATTCTCTGATTATTACGATCTGATGTCATTAGTAGAAAGCACAGATAATCCTGATGCAATAAATTTCATAGATGCAATGGGGTTGTTTGGATTTATGCCAAATACTCTTTCTTCTCTTGGTTATAATATTGATCCAAATTTGTTCAAAATTAACCCTGAGACCTTTCCAGAGAAAGTGCAGAGAGAAGTAATGACCAAATACACTATTCAACATTATAAAGAGCTTAAATCGCTTATAAATGAGTTTTCCGGAAAGATGATTAATGATACGATAAAAGTAACACCAGCCGGAATGCTTGCTGTTTCTCATCTTAGTGGAATAGGTGGTCTTAAAAAGCTTCTTCTTGATAATGTTGTGAGGAAAGATACAATAGGTACTACAACCCTTTATTATATGTGGAGATTTCAAAATATAAAAATTAGATAGTTATGCAAAAAAGTAGAAAATCCCTTGATAAACAACAGATATCGATGATGTCTGAAGAAGAATTAAAAGAAAGAATCCGTGAAAAAGTAATAAATTGTATTTTAAATACAGGTGGTTCTGTTAGTGAAAACCTAAAAGATGAAGATCTACAGGATTCAAACAAACTCATGTATGATATAGGACTCGATAGTCTGGATTGTGTTGAATTAGTCTGCATTTCTGAGAATGAATTCGAAATAAGTATCTCAGATGATGAATACGAACCAATGAAAGAATGGACTTTGGGACAATATATAGATTTCATTTACGTTAAGATAAGACAATAATTAAATGGAAAAGAAAGTAACACCAATATTATTCAGTCCTATGATGGTAAAATCATATCATCGTGGAATAAAATCAATGACACGTAGTGCCGTAAAAGGAATCGCTCTTGATTACTTGGATGCAGGTTTTATTACGGAGTTTGTTGCTTCAAGAAAAAATCATCTATGTCCTTATGGTTATCCTGGTGATATTCTTTGGATAAAAGAGTTTTATTTTGCTTATGGAAGTTGGATAGAAGATGGTAAAACAAAAACTGGAAAACCAAAATGGAATTTCCTTGATATAACTCCTGATGGTGGGTATAAATATGCTGAAATTGTTCCTGAAGATTTAATAGAAGGAAATGAAAAAGGAAAGATCGGATGGTTCAAAAGGAACTCATTGTTCATGCCACAAAAAGCCAGTAGAACAAATCTCTTAGTAATCGATACCAAAATAGAACGCATTCAAGATATAACAACAAAGGATGCAATTGCTGAAGGTGTTGAATCTCTTAACGGAAAATATCGTGATTACTTATCAAAAGAAGATAACGTAATATATAAATACCCTTTCATTAATCCTATCAACTCTTTCAAATCGTTATTCATTTTTATTAATGGAGAAAAAGCCTGGGAAAAGAATGAATGGGTTTGGGCAATATCATTTACAAATTATAAAGAATGACAGAGTTATCAAAAGATATGAAGTTGCTCGGATTGGTAATGCCAGAAGGAGATTTTTTCTGTAGTTATTTCGAAACACTTCCGGAATACTTTACTCAATGCCTTGACATGAGAGATTTCTATCGCCTCAAAAAAGGTAAAAGAGTAGAGAATCCTGACAATCTTGAATTCAACATCGGGTTCGAATATCTTATAAGGGATCCATATGCAAAGAAATATTTCTATCGTATAATGCATGAAGAAACAAATATCAAACAGATCCATGTATATTTTAAAGACAAGAATATTTTTGTGTTGAAAGATAAATATAGGGCTAACACACCTGCCAGCCCTACCAAGGAAACGAATACTGATGAAGAAGATGATAAAACGGAGTTAATATTTTAACTCCGTTTTTTTTACTTCCACTGGTTTTCCCACTTATCAACCCACCATTGTTCTGTAATGGCTCCTCCTTTCATTTTACTTGCAAAATCATGAAATGATGATAGATAAGGTATTGACCTCATTACTTCATTCCATCCTTTCAATTCACCGTCTTGTGTGAAAGAGTTTTCCGGATCACTACCAATAAGAAGATTCCCTGTAGCAACCATCATATTTGTTAAACCCTGAGTTGATTTATACATTCTTGCCAAAGCAACTGGTTGTGTTGATGTCTGAGCAATCTGTAACATATCAAGAGGGTTATATTGTTGTGACAAGTTCATTACAAGATAATTGAACCACCACTTTTTAAATGTATCATCATCATCTTCGTCTCCGAACATCGCAAGATATAACCCATAGAATAATCCAAATGAGTTAATGGTTATCATTGCATCGATAAGATTCTGTTTTTGTTCGGTTGTCAATGCACTCCATTTATATTCTTTTCCAGACATATTAATAAAACTCAAGACAAAGTTTATTAATGTTCTCCACCGGCCTTCATTGGATCTTCTTAACCATTCATATACTTCTATCTTTTCACCAGTATTAGGGTCTATTCTTGTTTCATCCATCTTTTTATAGGTACCAAGATCTACCTCTTCTCTTTTGCTTCCAAGAGCATTCATTAAAAGGCGGAGGAAATACTTCTTAAACTGGATCATTGCCTTACCCATGACAAATATTTCAAGATTGGCTGCCTCTTCCTTCCGGTATCCACCCTGCATTCTCTCATGCACCTTCTTGAGTTTAGCAATCTCATGTGTTGTTAGTTCAGTTATATTTGAATAAACAGCAACATTTCCCTTTCCGGTCTTTTCCTGACCACGAATTCCACCAACCCATTTAACATCATATATACCTGTTGATTCATCCTTTACAACATCATATGAATCCCATAATGACTTACCAGTCTTTGGATTCTTTAAATGATGTAACTGAGCAACCATAGTTGTAAGAGAAACATATTCTTCTGCCTTACTGTGGAAGAAATACATTGATGATTTACTTACTGAAAGATTTCGTGTTGACAATAAAAATCTTCTATTTGTTGCATAATCATAATTATCAGGTAGATAATTAAGTTTCTTTGAAAGCAACCACATCTTATTTTTATTGAGATCTCCAAACATTGCATCCTTTGTAAAATCACCAAAGTAAATTTTATCAGCAAATGTATTATCAGATAATGTAAAGTCTATCGCATCTCCATCAATGTGAGCAAATTTACTTGCAATAGTTCCTTTCAAGGCATCACGATACGTTAATAATTTAGCTTGGAGTCCATTACCACCACCCTGAAACGGTTTCAACCACATAACTGTAGCACTTGTCCAATTTATAAGTTGTTCTACTATCTTATCAAGATCAACATTAAATGTCTTCTTCTCTCCGGTAAATGGATCAGCAATACGACCAATAGTTATTGGTAATCTTGTATATTTCTTTCTGACAACATGGTTTTGTATGTCTCCTATCAATTTCTTCTCAAGGAAACCTACAGTATTCTCAAACATCGGTTGACCATTACCATGTTTTTTCATCTGTAGAAATATCTTAAGAGCTTGACCAATATGAAATACCGGTTCCATATATTGTTTATGTAATGAACTTTTATTAAAAGCATCAAACATAAAAGCAAGATTATGAGTATAATTCTTACTGTTATTGATAACAAAATTATCAAGGTATTTTATCGGAATACTCATTCGAACATCATTATAAGCCTCAAATGTATCTTCAACATACCATGTCAAACCTCTCATAGCACGTTCTTTTATATTCTTTATGGAGAAACGGCCTACAATATTGGCACCAAAAATGTCACCTCTACCTACCTGTTTATTCAATATGCGGGCCCCTTCTTCATAGTTCACTTCCTCAAGCGTCTTCATAACCTTTGGAAACCAACCATCATAGTACACCATCTTATCATTGGCTGTCCTGTCAAGATTGAATAAATCTAACCAGGTTAATTCTTTACCTTCAATCTTTGTTGCAATCTGATTGAAGAAAGCATTTGGACCAATAAACCATGATGCAAATTTCTGATTTAACCATGTAAGAAGTTTCTTTTGTTCTTCTGTCAAAGTATTCCATTGTGGATCTGTTGGAATAACAAGTCTCTCTCTGATATATCCAGTCTTTTCTTCTTCTATGAAAGCAAAATGATATAGTTCGGCATAATTTATATTTGCTACTCTATCAACACCTCCTCTACGAATCCTGATTTTGCCCTTCATATATTTATCGAGGATAGGTTCGATGTATTTATTCACCAATGAAAGATCATCTTCATGTTTCATGGTGTATTTATTCCATTCACCATTTCTAACCTTAACCCAGGTTTGGAATACACCCATATTTACATCACTGTAGTTGCCCAACCATTCTGTTACAATACCTATATCTTCATTGGGAGATACATCAAGTTGCATACTTGGATCTGCCCTCATAATAGCAATTTCTTCATATAATTGAGCAAGACGTTTTCTTGTGTCTTCCGGAAGTTCTTCTATCCTTATCTGTCTTCTTTCTTTCAGCCGGCCAAGGATCAATCTTATTTCATCAACACGTTTACGATATTCTTCTTCAGGACTGAATTTAGAATTAACAAGCGATTCAAATAAACTATCATTGGCTTTATCAGTATATTCTGAGATAGAAAATATCTTCGGACTTTTCTCAACAATTTTTTGATAAACATTCTCATCAATACCGGCATTCTTAAGTGCTTCTCTATCATTTAAGAATGCTTTTATCATATTAAGATAAGATGAAACCTCAACAAACCGGTCCATATCTTCTTTCTCTCCAAGGAACTGATTCGGAATCCAGACTGTCATCAAGTCACGAAACTTAATATCGGGATACTGAAGTTTAAGAAGAAATGCATATATCATTACCTGAAGTTTTGCTCTCTCTCTTTGGTTGTCTGAGATGTATGTATCTTGTAATCCATACATCATTGGTTCCATTGTTGTTTTTATTCCAAATGCATTACCAGATTTCCAATCCTTTATACTCCATCTACCATCGGCATGACCAATCAAAGCATCCATTGTACCACCGAAACCAAGTAAGTCACTCCAAATTGTTACTTCAGGAAGATAAATAATATCCCTCAAGGCTTCTGGGATGTCTTTACTCAATACATTAACACCGGCATGTTTAAATACTTTCCTTAATACTTCCGGATCTTCTATCCAAGAGTAATGTTCTATAGGTGTTTTCCCTTCCCCGCGGGATGCAACATTATTTATTTCTTTAAGGATGTCTTCGTCTTTTTCTCCAAGATGAAATAATCTATTTGCTGTGCGTTTAAGGAAAAGGTGAAGAATGTTTCCTTTTATCTGGCCGAGTTTAGAATTAAGTTCCATACGATCTTTATATTGATCGTAATCTTCCATATTCCCTTGTTCAGTGAGTAATTTATGATCATGTGTCCTGTCACCCCATTTAACATCAGCCAGGTGTTGTCCAAAAGTAATATTAGGATCTATCTTTTTGTTCGTAAACATAGATATGAATCCACCGGCATAATTTGTTATCCTACGGATCTTCTTTGCCATTCCCTCAACAATATAGAATTGTCCCTCAGTTCCGTCAGGAAGTTTCTCTACTTTAATCTTCTTAGCATTCTCTTTTATATTATCCGCAAGGTCAAGAATGTTTTTTCTGGTAGTATCTGAATCATTCCTTATCCCGACTTCTACTTCAACTTCATATCCTAACTTGGTGTCCTTATAATAATTACCTGATTGACTTCTATATAAAATACCTTCTTTTGTAAATGAAGGAGTATGAGGACTATTCAGAATTATCTGTAGGAGATCATTTGAGAACTCTTTTGCAAGAGAAATGAACTCCATAATCTTATCAAGGATTCGTTTTAACAATGATCTTTCTTCCTGGGATCTCTTTAATGAATCAATCATTTTTGCAAACTCATCATTCGATAATATCTCAGCAATAAACTCAAACTGATTTTTCATACCAAGTAGATTCATCGAAGATATTGAATTGATATCTTGGGGATATCCATTTTCAGAAAGGAATTTATCTACTGTTTTCTTTGCAAAAGGTTTAACAATAAGTTGCCCGGTTGTCTGATCAACATCAAAATATTCATTAATTAACTTCAATATATCCTTACTAAATGATTCATTTTCTAACATTCCTGTTACAGTAATACCATGGATCATCTCATGAAAAAGAATCTTATCAACCTGGTCAATATCAATAGGCCCATTATGAATATAAAGATTAACAAGGTCAAGAACTATTGATCCATCAACAGAATATTCACCATATCTACCAATACCACTAAGTTCTCCAAATTTTATTGTCATTCCCTGTTTTACAATTCTGTCCTTTAGTGTTGTTAAAAGATTGATTCTCCGTTTACTTTTACTACGAAGTATCATATTATCAATTAAAGTACTGATGGATTCTTCTTCTGAATATAATTTCTGTACACTTTCAATCTCTTCCGTTATATTATCTTCCTTTATATTCTTGAGGAATTGTTTTGACCCATATATTACTTCTTGATCAGTATCAGAAATATTGTTGGTTTCAAAATATGACTTGATATTACTTTCATTGGCTTTCAAGAAGAAACTATGTAATGCATTCACATCAACATATATCTGAATACCGTCATACCAAAGTCTTTCTCTTAAGACCTGAATACCACCAAATTCTTCATTATTTATTTTGCTCTTAAACTCCCGGGCCTCATTTGTGCTATGCTTTCCATAAAGAATACGACCACGACCTTTATTGTCATTTCTGAATGGTGTACCATGTTTCAACATCCTTGTCTTGAGATCTATGATAACATGTTCAGTTGCCATAGTAAATTTATCATAGGAATGTTTTGTAATCGCTTCTTTTACTGGTCTGATAATATAACTGTTATCAAGTTTCTTTATGATCTTACAATATTGTTTATTGACGCGCGTTACATCGTGGAACTGAGTAAGGCTGACAATATCTCCTTCTTTTAATCCACTGCCATAATATTCAAATTCTTTGGTATTAAAATCAGCAACACGGACGTTATAGATACCATTGTTCTTAAAACTTTCATTGATATCAAATCCGTTTTCAAGAACCTCATCAGATGTATTATAGAATTTTATTGTAGAACTACGATCAACAACCTGGTAGTAAACGATAGGATCTATTGCATTATTAAGACGGAGATAAATTCTTTTCACTCCGGCATAACTACTAACAATAAATCGTGGCATTTCTTTTTGGTCCGGATTTGAATAACTTCTATCATAGAAATACTCATTTGTCTTGCCACCATAGAAAGGAAGTGTTTGGCCGTATTCATTTACAAAAGATCCCTTTTTGATTGGTTTTCCCAACGTTCTGAATATATCAGGAATCATCTCTGAGTTATTTAATACCAATTGGACCATGAAGTCGTCCTGGATCTTACTCCAATTCTCTTCATACTTATCCCCGGTGAATTTATCCATCAGTTTATTCAGGAGATTATCAACACTATAGTATAGGTTCTCTGGTAGGATAGTACTATAATTCATTATCCCAAACTTAAGGCCCCAATTCATTATACCATAACTGACAAACTCACGTTGTAAGTCAGAATAATCAGAGTTACTCTTTGGTTCAGTATTCTTTTTGACAGTATATTTCCCTGTCTTTTTATTCCAGGATACTTCATACTTATTTAGTTCAAAGAATCCGTTTCGTGCATCAAGGATATCCATCTGATCCATGTTGGATCCACCCTCAAATGTTAATTCATATGTCTTGGTGACAGAATTATAAGATTGACCTAATCTCTCAATAAAAGTATTTGAAATAGGATCTCCATCTTCTGTTCTTTCCTTGTTTATATAATTCTTCAGTGCTGTTATCTTACCAATGAAAATCTGATTAACAGCCTTTGGCCCGGTTAAAATTCGTTTCTCATCACCAACAGTATATTCAAATGAAACATCTTTTTCAATTTTGTATTCCCCTGAGAATATTTCATTTGACATAAGATAGTTGATCAACTCATCTCTTATGACAGATTTTCCTTCTACCTCGTTCAGCCCAAACTTACCGAGTTGTCTATAAGCCTGGTTGACTATATCTTCAAACTCAGGATAATATTTCTTTATTGAAGAAGTAAGAAGTTCATCAAATTGTCTTACTCCTTTATAAATTTGAAGTATATGTTTCGACTTTAAAAAGAATTCACTAATATCAAATGGAAATGATGAAACACCAAATGCAGGCAATGTACCATCTTCTTCTATAACTCCGAAAAGTTCAGTTGCTACATTCTTTATTTTATCGATATCATTTTTTGTTACAGGTAATGTTCGTGCAATCTTTAACCACTGAGCTAATTTGCCAATTGAATTACCAACATTAGTCATATTCTGGAATGTCTCAATGATATGCATCTGAAACATTAAAGCTTTGGCTGCCTTGTTATTTTTCTTTCCATCTTCAGAGATGGCATTATCATAGTCATCAATACTATTACCACTACGGATCCCGGTAGATATATTTTGAGGATTTATCTCTGACTCCACTGCTTCATATCCGGAAAGTTTTTCTACGATCTGTTTCTTAATCATGTCAAAACTTCTTCCGTTTGCATAATCAAGTATCGCCGGCTGTTGTAAAATATCAACGGTATCAGTAAGATTTATTCCCAGTGTTCTCAAAGATATAAATGCATGAATTGTCCTCATGTTTATATTGAGAGTAGGTAATGCCAACATTTTTATATTGTCTATCGCGGCATTAATGAAACCGTCAATAGAAACAAACAAACTCTGGCCGGTATTATCGAACAATGTAAGTTCATCGTATATCCTTAATTCTCCTTTTGAATCCCTTATTCTGACAATATTATTCTCATCTCTAAGTTTTGGATTTGATTGATTCTCTCCGGTACGCATCATATAAGCAAGGGTCTTTGCGGCATTACCAAAAACGCCGGTCGCTACAGCTGCGCCAAAGATTGTACTATGAGTATCTATCTGATCATTATAATTTGAGAGATCAAGTTTATTTTCTCTTGGTCTGTAATTCGGATTTAATACACGAGTCTTCTGATCCATTATCTCCTTAAGAGGTATTGGAGAAAGCATACTTTCTATATTCTCCTGGTTACTGACAAGATCAAGTAACTCATGAATAACGGCATTCTTTCTGAAACCAATTTCTTCATAGATATCTTCAAAGTCTTTCGTGTTACGAATGAAAGTCATCCGGCCTTTCTTCTCTTTATATCCAATGTATTCACCTCGTTTGTTCTTTGCTCTCTTGATAATGAATAAAGAGTCAACGTCAAAGTCAGATCCATGAAGTCCAACCAGTAAGTCCGGTGCAATAATCACATTGATGTTTGGTGTCTTATAGAATCCAACAACTTTTATTGCTACTGCACTATGTATATCAGATGAAGGAATACGGAATCCCAGGAGATCTGGAAGATCAAAATAATCCTCTGCATTTTTGCCTTCGGCCAATGCCTGTTTTATAGAGTCTTCATATTCCTTTGGGAGAAGTCCTTCCGGGATTATACACTCTGCAACCATCCTACCGGTATCTGTCCTGATATATTTCAGTTTATTCTTTGGTCCGTCACTTACCGGTAATCCATATTTCCTTACTCCAAACTCACTTTGGAGAACAAGTTTGGATCCAGGGAAATCAAACTCTACAATACTATCCTTTAAATGACTTGATAAAGCAATGATTACTTTGTCAACGATAGACGGAAAGTTTATACTTATCTCTGATGACAAGATATCATGTGTATTCTCATTACCTTTTCCTCTCAATAACGATGTGATATTTGTCTTTATCGACCTTTCATCATTGAATTTGGAGAAGAACAACTCATTACCAAGTCTTGATAATTCACTCAAATGATAATAGATCCTATCAGCTCTCTTTGTATTCTGTGATAAAACACTTGCAAGATATATTAACTGTGATGGTTGACTTGTCTTGCCTGATATCTTTGACTTTGGATCCATCTGGATTCTGTACTGATCATTATTGATATCAAATAACATTGAAGGATCAGCGGCATAATTCTCTGATAATACACTTTCGAATGGAGCTGCAGACTCAGGAATACCAATTTTTATTGCTGATCTGAATACGGCTTCATCGGCATTATTTCTACGCATATTTGCCAGAAGTATACCAAGAGAAGGAAACTCCTCAATAAGTTCATCAGATAAAACAATAGATGAATATTTTATTCCTCTCGCTACCCCTTCTTCTGATACAGAATAAACTACGGGCTTTAATATCTTATGTAAAGAAAATTCTGTAGCAAAACCTCCGTTACGAAGTTCTTCAAATCTTTCAGGAGTCATAAATCCCTGTCCATCCCAAATGTTTATATTCTCCTTGAATTTCTCCATTAGGATAGGTAATTTGGCCTTTTCTTCATCTGTTTTGAGTACAGCATCAAGTCTGGCTTCGATATCCTTAAATCCTTTTATTTGGTCTTCTATGACAAGGAACCTCGCTTTTTCTTTCATACCAAAGGTTTTGTTTACTAAACCCTTTGACCCGGGGGCAGTGGCTAAAGAGAAACGACGCATGACATCTTCCTCATTAACGAACTGATTGTTTTCGCCAAGTATAATCTGATTTAAGAAAAATGAATTGACATAGTTATTTGCAATAAAAGAGTGTGTCAATGGTAATATCTGTTCCATGGTCCAGTTATATGAACCATCAGGTTTCATCGACCTGGACTCACTTCTTCCATAATGTTTAGAATTTCTGAATGAATCAAGATCAACTTTGTCAGGAGAGACAATCTTTTCGAGATTCTTATTTGAGAAAATCTCTTTGTCAAGAGGAACCCTGTTCCGGATAACACGTTCTGCAAGTTTCTTTGCCTCTTCAGATAATAATGATTCTACAACTTGAGAATATTTGTCAATCTCCGTTTCACTTAAAGGTTTCGCTACAATATCACGACCTTTAAGAGCTTTCTCAAGTAATCTGAAATTGATAAATCTCCCGGTATTATTCTGTTTTATACCCGATAAGACAGGTTCGGAATTAAATTGTCTTATTGCCTCTGATATTGCTACTCTTATTTCAGCATGAGTAAGAACGTTTACCTCAGCACCAAAGACATTTTCTCTCTCATTTGGATATACAAACTGGAAGTATCTTTCATGACCTGACTTTGAATAACGAATGCGGTCAAGGAATCCGGCAACAAATCCTCTCAAGATAAAGTCACCTTCATTTTCTTTAGATTGTTTTATTCCTGTTATCTTCCCGGTATAATCCTTAAATTTTATACCATCAGAATCAACAATATCATGTATTTTATTCTTCCCGGAAAGGAAAATGTTTTTCTTAAAGTATTCTGTTGTCAAATATTGTGGAAGACTCAGGGTTAAATTACCGGTCTTAAGAATCTTATTGTTCGCAATATTGAATAGAATATTATTTGCCCATGATGTAGGACTCCAAATATATTTTCTTTTGCCCTTAACATCTCTCACGCTGGTTGCTCTTACATATGCACTACTGACACTCATTAATTTTGATAAATTACCTGACATCTTTCCTTCTTCATCAAGTAATAAACCAATAGTCATTGGGACTTTCATCACTTCTCCAGTATCTTCATCCGTAATTTCCTCAACCTCTCCTATCCTATATATTGCACCACTACCCGGCCTTGTAAAGAATCCTTCTACGTCATAATATATTTGCTGGACATTTGTATTTGGAATACTATTGGCAATAGATCCCATACCCATCTCCTTAAGGAATACCTTTATGAACTCATAAGGATTAGATTTATACTTCTCGATATTTGGCCTTAACCAATCTTTCACAAACTTCTCAAGAGACCTCTTATCAGGAAAATAATTTCTGATGTTCTCATTCAATAATGATCCGATACTTTTATGTGGTCCAATATATGATCCGGGTATATATCCAACAGCATATGTACCACCAGAGGTATGCGTTTTTTCAATGATATAGAGATTTTTCTGTTTCTGATTATTGAATAGATTGACAAGACTCTTGTAACTATCTATTGCCTGGAATTTTTTAAAATGTCCAATAATCTCTTCTTCAGAAACATTATTTGTTTTTGCAATCCTTATTATAAACTCACGGGTTGATTCATTGGATCTCCTTTTATCAACAGTGGCACCATTTTGCATGGCCCCGGCCTCACCATAAACATTGACAAGTTCTTCATCCGATATTACAAACATATCTTCAGTAACAAACTTCATATTATTCCCTAATGTCTCACCTCTTTCTCCGTAAATATTACCAGAGGCGATAGTATGTAGTTCAATGATCTTGTTTAATAAGAATTCTGTTCTGTGATGTTTACCAAGGTTCTCCCATGCTTTTCTTAACTGATCTATAAACCTATCGTTTTCCGGCTGAAGTCCTTCGAATAGTTGAAGAGTCCGGACATAAGCCTCTCTCCAATTCATAAATCTGTTATTGTCAATAGGAATATTACTGAGAAAGTCCTTAACAGCCATACTCTGTTTCTTTACTTCCCAATTGACTTCATCACTTTCAATAGTATGTTGACTTATTCCACCATCAGTTTCGTCGTCCTCTTCATACTGAACAAGGATTTCTTCTGTTGAAATATCCATATTAACAACAATCTCATCTGCCTCATCAAGACTCCAATTTGGATATAAATCTTCTATAATCCTGTCGTAATTTTCAATCGCCTTACCATAATATCTGAGTTCCCTGGCTATATTTAAAATCTCTCCTTCAGCAAGATCCTGTTGTACAATCATATTATCAAAATTGTCTTTGATAATCAAATGATCGTTTTTTAAATTCCCAATGGTAATATCTTTAACTTCTCTTCTTGTTATAGGATAACCGGCAAATCCTTTTTCATATACATCATAAAATTCCTGTTGTATTATTGCCCGGGCATTTCGATATGTCTCAAGAGCCCCTTGAAAATCGTCGTTGTCATTTCCATATAGATTTATGATATTCTTCATGGACCTTGTTATCCCTGCAGAATTTTCTTTTGTCGTAATAAAATATCCACTTTCGATAGTCTCAAAGAAACGATCAAAGTTCTTAAGATTGAGATTTATGAATCCAAAGGTTGATGCAAGCCAGTTGAAGAATCTTTTAAGCACCTCGTTTATTCTTGATAGTTTTTTGGATTGATAATCCTGAAACTTAATAGCAAGTTGTTCTTCAATTTCAATAATGCCTTTGTCTTTATATTCCGGGAATTGTTTTTTAAATGATTTAACAATAAGATCTTGTTCGTTTTTCGTTATATACTCATTGAATATCTTATGGAAAGCTTCATGTCTAATTATCTTCTCGAATGTACTACCATTCTTTTCCATTGCCCAGATTACTTCATCATGGAATACTCCATAAGCATTATCACCGGCAATTTCATCAATAACTATTTTTTCAGCAAAATGAATAACATCTTTTCCTTGAGTAGTTATAGATGGGATAAACTTAGCAAGTAATGATCTGGCTTCAGAAAGAGTTAATTCTTTACCAAGATCCATTCCGGGAGTTGCACGCATCAAACGTTTCTTCCTGTTCTTAATCTTTTCCTGGATCTTATCATAGGTATTTTCAAAACCTTTCTTTATTGAATCTTTCTTCGCATCTTCCTTTGAAATTGGTTCATCAAGTTTGATCTGGATCCTGGTTCGGATTATATCTTCAAGTTTTGTTCCAAGGATATCTTCAAGTTGTTCAAGATTGGAATTAATATTTTTCCCGAGTTCATTTACACCATAGATACCACTCATTTTAAGAGGTAGAGTAAGAGTCTTGTGTACTCCGGCGTTATCAAAAGACAACAGATTGTTAAGATCAGATATCTTCAAAGGTTCTTTTACATATTTCTCCTTTGTTATATTCAACTCTTCTCTTGATAATCCTTGTATATCACTACCTGCATTACCCCAATCAATAAGAACCTGTTCAATCTTTGCTATATTCTCCTGATCATCAAGTCTCTTTGATTCCTTATCAATAAATGAACTATAAGAAGGAAGTTCGACACCAATAGCTTTTGCTTCTTCTTGCATGTCTTTCCATACAGTCTTAATGTAATTGATATATTCAGATGTTGAGGTTTCTTCTGCAAAAAGACTTTTACTTTCTGATGATATAACCACACGTTTCTTTCCATTACGAAAGAGATTTGTTTTATGTGATATAGAGAATGGTAATTTATTATTTGCTCTTGCAAGAACATTCATTCTTTTCTGCACTATTCCTTCTCCGGCGATCAAACCAGTATCATAAACATATTCCTTTTCATCTTCATTCTTGCGGTTTGTCATTAAGATATAACCACCATTACTTTTTGGATGCTCTTTAAACTCATAACTCGTATTCGGATCAGTCTTCTTATTCTCACCGAGATACTCCCACATTGCGTCTTCATCAATAACTTCTTTCTTTGTCCTGCCCGGACCATAGAAAGCAGGTATCAATGTATTGGATAAGTCATATAATAAATCAAATTGCTCTTTCGTTAATATAGGAAAACCTCTTTCATCTCTTTCTTCGAGATAAGTATTGTATGAATACCTATTTACTTTTGCCGGAACAATTTCATCATCGATAACATCAAAGTTTCTCTTGAACCTTTTTATCAATTCGTTGGTTTTTGGATCTCCCCAGGTACCAATACCTTCAGATTCGAGTTTCTTTACCGTATCTCTGAATTCAATTATTGGTTGTAAGATACTGTCAGTATTTCTTATCTTCCTTGCATTAAGACGGATAAATTGACTCTCAGCTCCTTCTTCTTTGCCGGCTCTCATAGTCTTACGTTCAATATCAAGATAAGGGACACCGGGAGTATGGTTACCAAGACGGTCATCATTACGAGCATATATCTTAACTGAGAACTCAAGATTTTCATTGGCAAATGTCTGTTTGACTTTTGATATTAATGAAGAAAGAAATCCAGGTCCGGAAGAAGTGATATCATCTGAATATTTATATGAAAGAGGTTGTGCTTTTTGTATTACTCCTTCAGCAAGAATAGTCGGTCCATCTTTTATCTGAAGAATACCGGTATTACCTTGAGATAATCTGTTTGAAAGTTCCTTACCATCTTGAGTTTTTGCTGCACTCATCTTATATAATAAGGTTTTACCAAAGTCAGTTGATAAAAGCTCTTTCTCTGAGAGAACACCTATCACACTCCATAAATCATTCTCAAGAGGTGTATCATCAATATTAAGATGTTGTCCAATTATATGAACTTCATATTTCTTAACATTGGCATTCCAAACTTTGATGTATTTTACTTTTGATCCTGTTCTTACTGGAGCCATTTTAATTTCTTCCCATGATTGGGAAATAGGTTTTATTGGATAGTAAGATGGATATTCTACATCATGATATTCAGTATTACCAGATCCTACCTCAACAAAAGTTGCATTATCTGTTGGAGTATTCTTATCACTCAATGGTTCTTCTTCTCTTGCATCAGTCTCACTTTGTTGTGAAGCGATATCTGAAGGATCTCCTTTTTCAATATTGACGATCTGTGGTGTAGATATCTTAACACCTTTCATGTCATCTCCCAAAATATTCAACTCAAAGGCAAGACGGTTGGTATATTCCTGAGCAATTTCTTTATTACGAGATTCATTATTCTCTTTCTTTATTTCGTCAATAGTATATTTCCATGCATCAGGATCCATGTATGACTTGATGAAGATATATGATCTGGCCCGGGACAACGCAGTGTACATTCCCTCGTTGTATTTCCGATTAAATTCAAAGTCAACTGGATTTATATCGATATAAACTTCATCATAAGAAAGACTTGCAACTTCATGATAAAACATTACAGGTACACCTGTCTTTTCATACTGTCTTTTAAGAACAGGATTACTTACAACAACCACCCGGCTGCGATTATTATTTTTCTTATGAACCTCAAGTTGGTCAAATAGTCTCTGTTGTATATTGGATACATGAACACCATCAGCCGGCGCACCAATATCTGCAGAAGCTGTACCAAGAAATGACTTTATTTTACCTGGATAATCAAGGAATGAATTTTGTGCATGCAATACGGATGAGTTACCGCTACGGAACACAGAAGTCAAAGGATTAAACTCACGAATATTTGACATCTCATGCCTGAAAGAATTTATTGCGGGAAATGCATCATCAAGACTTGCTACTTGTGAAGGATCTCCGAGAACATATATTCGTATTGGAATTGCCCTTGTTTCATTTGCTGAAACAATTCTTTCGGCAAGAGTATGAAGTTCTTCAGCATTTAATCTGGCAACCTCATCTATTATAACAAGTTTATTGTTTTCATCTTTCAACATCTCATCAGTAAGATTACTAACAAGCATTGAGTTCTTCACTCCAGGAAGACTTTTCTTTAAAACTTCAAGAGCATTTTCATGTGTTGATAAGGCAATAAGAGATTCATGAGATATCCCAAGTAAATCAGGAAGATAGTTTGCCATTAGATCCGTTTTGCCAGTATTATGAACAATAAAATCATTAGCAACATAGTTATGATAAGGAAATTGCATTATTATATCATATGTATCTTCATATTTATACTTTTCTATTGATATTATTTTTTCTTCGATAATTTTTGAAAATCTCATATTTGTTATATTATTATAACCATGTAATTTATCGTGTTCTTGTTTTGTTATAATAACAAGATTATCTAAATCATCATTTATGGGATTTTCATCTTTATGATGAACAATTAATTTTGGATCAAGAAATTTATAAATAGATGAACTATTAGAATTAGTTTTTAATTCATTAATAAATTGATTTACACCAATATTATTCATTTTTGCTTCAACAACTAATCTACAATATGGGAGTCTACCATAATCTTTATTATTAACTATTTTAGTATATTTATTTGGATGATAAATAATCCCATAAATTATTTTTCTTCTTAATCTTTTTGAAAGGTCTCGACCAGTTCCTTTTTTAAGGTCACGAAGAAATACAATATCACCAATTTTTAATTCTGATAACTTTTTAAAACCATCAACACTTTGTCCAATGGTTCCTTTAGGAACTTTAAATGGATGTTCTATTGTAACACATATATTTCTACCAGAATCTACTGTAACTTTATATGTTTGTTTTTTACCACTATAAATAATATCTATAATTTTATTATATCCAATATAGCCATCTAATAAACTTAATGTTTCAATTGGAATAATTTTATCCCAAGGTCTCCCACTTATTCCTTTTACTTTTATATTATTAAATTTATAATAAGCATATTTAACCGAATTGATTCTACCACTTACTCTATTTTTTGTTTTAAATGGTAATAATACATCCCCAGACAAACAACCGGCCAATCCTTTTATATAATACCATCCCCGAAACTTTTCTTCTTTCTTTTCTATAGGAGAATTCATTTCTACAACGGCCTCTCTTAATGTGATATGTTGTTGATTGTTTGGAGATAACTTTTTCTCTTTTATAACTGCAGATTCAAGACCTATCATTTCCTGAATAGTAATCTTAGACGTAAGCCTGTCTTTTAACCTTGATAGACCCATAATCTCGATATGCGCTTTTATAAGATCAGAGAAATCATCTTTATTTATATTTGGGTATACAAGATCAACATTATTTTGAACAGCATCGAGCAACTGGAACACATCTTTATTACGGAAGAATCTATCAATAGGACTTATCTTTTCTGTCTGAACACGGAATCTATCTATCTGTATTTCTATTAATCTATCAAAAGCACGAAAAGGACTTTTCTTATATGCCTTAAGGTCATCACTGACACCAGATGTTATTCCTTTCTCTTCAAGTTTTGTCCACTTAACGTAAACATCAATAAAATTATTAATTTTATCAAACTCTATTTTTTTAAGGAGATCAGATAGTCTCTTAACTCCATTATTTGCATCTTTAACTCTTGATATTATCTTCTCAATAAATATTCCATCAAAAGAATAGTCTGTTTCATTAAAGAATGCCGACTTAGCAGTCTCAAGAATATTGTCGAGTTCCGTCTTTCCTATAATTTCTGAGACAGCATTAAATAAATCCTGATTGTATACAGAATAAGATTTTTTTTCACGATTAATTGATATACCAATAGCATTGAAAAGAGATCCGGAATACGATAACCTTGTTCTTTTATCAAGTGATTTTCTTGATTCTCCATTTTCAAAGGCCTTATTTCTTATTGCCTTTAGTTTTGGGAGTACTTCATCAATTGATTCAATATATCCTTTAAATTCACTTGTTGTTAATAGTTTCTTTCTTCCTGGTAATGAATAAACTTTTTTCCTGTCTTCGAGTTTTCTCAAAATATCATCAACATCATCAACCTGATCAAATACATCTTTATTACCATTATATGAAAGAAGAAGATCTTTTGCTTTATCTACAGGAGTATCTGCAAATTCACGTTGAAATTTGCGATATGCTTTTCTACGTGATGACATCTGTTTTTTATCTGTCTTAAATTGTTGGCCAGATTGTTCTGACATATTTTTTATTTCAGATAAAGAATTCTCAGCATCAGTTTGATCCTGACTCTTCTGTATATAATTATCTAACCAAACCTGGTCCGATTCTCTTTGTTTTGGATTAAAGTTAGAATTTGGAATTTTATTCCCGGTAGGAAATCCATCTACTGTTTCCCATACTTCTTCTGTATTGGTATTAAGTCTTTTCTGTCTTTCCGGAACTTGTTTTGATGCACGATCAACAGATTCGCGTCTCTTTGAAATAAGATTACCAACTTTATCAATTTCTTCTGCAGAATAAACTATTCCATCAGAAAGATGTGATCTTATAGTCCCAATAATATCTGAAAGATTCCTCTTGCCTTTTGCAGCATCTTCCATTGTATTATTAAGTTCTGCTTTCTTATACGCTGCCTTACCTCTATCAAAATAATAGTTATACCTGGCACCAAAAACATTCGCAGTCTTTGTCCCATTGGTTACAGACTGAGAATATATTGGAGAGAATGGATCTTCGGGACCTTCAATATAAAGAAACTCATCCCTATCATATTGTGCTTTTAATTTATCATTTGATGTTGCTTTTGAATCCTTATTTACTTCTTCAAAGTTCTTAAGAACATTATTATATTGATCTCTCTCAAGTTTAAATTCATCATAAAGTTTCTCTCTTGTCTTTTTGTTGAGTAAGTTATCAGATAACTTCTTACTATCAGCAATTAATCTCTTTACATCTTCTTTCTGTTTATCTGATAGCTTTTCATTAGAGAGATATTCTTCATACATATTTCTTTTTACTTCTTCAGCAAAAAGAGTTTTCATTGCTACCTGTTTGAATTGTGTTTTAGTTCTATCACCGGAAAAATCTTCAGCATCAGAAACCTGAGTCCTTGCATTTTCAAAAGCCTTCCTTATTGGTGTAAGATCGGATTTTGTAAATTTCTTATCGTAACCAAGTTTTGCAAGTTCTTCAGGTATTTGTAAATCTCTTTGTAATAAAAGATCATCAACCTCATCAAGTGAACTCATTAAATCATCGGTTGCATACCAATAATATAATCTTGTAAGAGCATCATTATTAATTGTATTTAGATGAAGATCATCGGCATTTATCGTTGCAACCATTGCCTCATCATACAGAAATTTATCATTGACTGTATGCATAAACATACGATTGACGGCATCAAGATCCACTTCAGTCTTACCATTTTTATTGTAATACGATTCAACATCTTTTTCAACTATAGATCCATCTGGTTGTGTCTCTTCTACTTTATTGACAAATTTCTTATATGGTTTGGTTACATGATCAACATACCATTTATCATAACCACTCATATTCCTTTTAAGATGATCATAAAGTTCTTCTTCTTTTTCTATCTCAGCTTTTTCTCCTAATCCTTCTCTATATCCTCCAATGCTACCAAATAAACCTCCAACTAAAGAACCAAGAACAATATTCTTTTGTCCTTCTGTTGTGAATAGATTATCAACCCATTCTGAAGCAAGACCAAGAGTATAGTCATCAAGATCCTGACCATATGATTCTTTTTTCTTGTTATATGTTTGTAGTGCATACTGCATTCCTTCTTCCCAAGGACCTTCAGTACTCATCGCAAGACCAGCATCAGTTAATGATTTTTTGAATAGGTTTATATCTTCAGATGCAATTCTCCCGGACCTTACGCCGGCTCTTAAATCTTCCGCAGTCTTTCCAACCCGACCAAACATAAATCTACTCTGTATATAGTTTGGAACAAGAAGAACACCAAGATTACCATTGAATACATTCGCAGCGCCTTCAGAAACTTTTGATTTTACCTTATCCTGTGATGCCGGATCAAGATCAGTATATTGCATTCCATATTCATTAAATGCAAGATTATTCCGTTCTGTATCTTGGAAATCTTTTGCCTCAAAACCAGCCTCTCCAATAGAGTTTAATACTGTAGATCCATACACCTTTGCTTTTTGTACCATCTGTGCAGTTAAACCAAAAGCCTTTGAAGATGCCGACGCAAGGGCACCAACGCCAGCGCCAGTTATATATGCTGATCCAAGAAAAGCAAGAGCATCAAAACCATCATCAAACCAGAATCCAGGATCTTTCATCTGTTGAAGAAGATTGCCATTACGACCTTGCCATGTTCTATATATTGGAAATTTCTCTCTTAATCCTTCATCGGCTTTACTCATTGCATTAACAAAACCATTATCCCAAATGACAGATGGATCGGCTGTTTCTGGATCAGAGAGATAGTCAACACCAAATGATATAGCACCGCCAATATGACCAATATTCTGACCAACCTTGGGAACTAAACTTGCCCCACGAGAAACAAGACCACTTGTGAATTTACCAAAGAAAGGTTGTGCTGCAGCGGACATACTCTGTTCATCCCATACTGGTTGACCTTGACCGACAAGTTTTTTATATGGAGTTCTCCATGGTTCAAAACGAAAATAACCGTCACCGGTTGTATCTTTCATAATATCTGAATCTATTTTCGGTTGTTCCTTTACTGGAAGATTTGATGAATCAAGTTCTGGTGTAGTAAATGAATCTTCATCAAATCCAACCCAAGTTCTTTTATTTGCCATTTGCAGCAGTATTATAATCTTCATTTAATAATTTAAGATCCTGCGTTATATCCTGTCCTTTCTTTTTCTTCATTTCAAGAAATGCTCTTGCTGCCATATACCGCATATGTAGATCATCAATATCACTTGAATAAGAACCAAGTGGAGCTGTCATATATCCTTGTGGATTATTCTTTGAATCAAATGGTTTTTTGATAGGACTCTCACCTTCCATTTCCCTTGGATTACCTTGGAAAACATTTAATTCAAGTTGTTCTGTCCTTGGATTCCTTCTTACACTCATCCATGTATCATTACGGTTAGGACCCATTTTACCTTCAATATTATTCCAACGATCAACTACTTGAAGTTGTTGACCAGGACCAATATTTCTTACTGCGAAAAGATCACCCTGACCTGCTCTATTTGGAAGATTATAAGAAAATGCATTATTACTAAACCTTTGTGGTTCTACAAGTTCATTTGGACCTTCAATATAGTATTGTTTATCTCCTATTGTTACAGATAACATTCCCGGACCATATTGACTTGTTCTTGGATCTACCATTCCATAAACAAAGAATGCTTCATCCTTCTTAGCAATTGATTTCTTTTCATCTTTATCAAATTCATGATTTGGATTTTCTGGATCAACCCATCTGCCACCAATTAATGCAGAACTAAGGCCACCTTCTCCTGTAAATCTTCCTTGTGTATCCATTGTAAGACCACCAAGTTTTTCAGATACATAAGCCTGGTCTTCAGGATCGAAAGCAATAACCTGGCCAAAACCAACAGTTTTACTTTGTTCTTTTTCGAATTTTTTTAGATTCGATTTTAACCACATGTTTTCTTTTGGTGTAAAATCCTTAGATCCTTTAATTAATAATTCTGTTTCACTTTTAAATGGATTATCCGGATCATTGAAACCATAAGCAAGGGCTGCATTTATTGTTTTTGACTCTGAAAAATCATTATCAAAAGCATTCTCATTAATATTTAACTTATCTAATGTCTTATCAATTGTCTTTAATACATCTTCTTTTTCTTCTTCAAGTGCTTTCTTTTCCCATTTACCAGTTACTTCTACTTCTTTCTTCGCAAAGTATTCTTCAAACATTTTCTTTGTACCATAAGCATCTTCGACTAATCTGGTTGTTAATAATGCATTACGCATCATTTTTGAGTCACTACCAATTCCAAGAGGCGTCTTAGCATCAATCTTTCTCTCTTTCCCATCTTCACCAATTACATTTACAGAATGAAGTCCAAGGAGTGCTTCGGGATCATCTTTTACTTTTGCATAATATTCAAGATTATCCCCATAATTTAACAACTTGGTATCTTTAAATACTTTCAATGTTGACATTTTAGAAAGATCTCCTTCATTTGTTCCATCATCAAAAAAGTAACCAGGATTCATTGGTTCAAGAGGAAGATCAAATGTCATATCTATTTGTTGAATTTGACTTTTCTTTTTTCCTGAAGTTTTGGTTTGTCCAGGAAGATATTCATAATTGTCTTTGAAACTTCTTGTTTTATATTTCTCTTCTTCACGAGAAATAATTTGATTAATATAATCTTCATTCCACTTATCAGGAGAAGTTGTTGCTTTTAGATAACGCGATCCAGGAGTTTCAGTATTGAGTATCTGTTGTACAAGTTGTTTTCTGTTTGCTGCAAGTTTCTCAGGACTTCTCTGTTCATAGGTGGTCGTTTTCATTGCAGCAACATCAACACCATTTGGACCAGGCACCCAAATTGTTGATGGTTCTCCACTACTTGTTTCTGTTTCTACCTGTCTATATGATTCATTTACTTCATCAAGTATATTAGCATATTGTGTTGGTCTTTGATATTGGCTAAATCCTTGTCCAGAAATTAACTGTCTTACATCGCCGGTTTCAGGATTGATATTTGGATCAGCTTCTCTACGATATAGTGGATCTGAAATCCATCTATCATATAATGATGCTGCCTCACGATCTTGTTGAATAGTTTTTACATCTGGATCTGACCGGAACTCAGCATTTATTTTTGATAACTCTCTTAATGCAGGTATTGAATATGATGTTTCACCATAATCTTGCATCCATTTATTTACCTTTTGTTTATACTTATCTGTAACAAGTGGAGTCATTCCTTTTGTCTGATATCCTGGAATAAGACTACCGGTGAGTGCATTTGTTTCTTCTGCAAGTGCAATTGCCTTTTCGCCTCTCTGTAATTTTTCCTGTTCAAAGTTTATCATTTCACTATATGGACTTTTATCTTCCACAAATTGTGAAGTATAAACAGGAAGTGCTGGTGTATAAAATCTATTGATACCCATTATAGTAAAATTAACAAGACTTATATCTACGTTTTAATAATTTATTTACTTTAGATGTAATCCTTCCACCAAGCTCAAATTCCTCTTCTTCATCTGATTCAGGAGAAAAGAATTGTACAGCTGAAGGAAGTGTTGAGTTACCAGTTACTGATCCAAATTCTTCTGTCGGAAGTTGAAAAGCAGGTACTTCTTCCACAGTGTTTTTTCTGTCCTTCCATATATCCTGATATCCCTGAAGAATGTTCATGTATTGTTTACTTGCTCTATCACTTGCTGCCATACGTTTTTCGTCTGCAGATTGTATTCCGAGTTGAGTGGCAAGATTTGCTGAATATGATGAAACGGCATTTGATCTTGCTGCTCTATTTGCTGCAAGAGCATTTTCTTGTTCAATCCCTATCTGTGTGTTTATTTTATTAACAGCATTCTGACTCTGTGCATCAATAATATTTGCTCGATTTTCTATTTCGGCATTTTGTGATTGTACATTGGAAACGAAATCTCCGATTGTCTCTGCTTCAAGAGCTCCGATATTACCAAGATTATTCATATACATACGTGGATTTAATCTTCTTAATCGTTCTCTGGTATTACCAAATGTACGATTAATTTTACGAATGCCTCCCTCAGTACTTATTGGTGTTCTTTTCGTTGCTACAAACTGTGTTCGTGGATAATTTACTTCTTCAGGTTTTGATACAAGATTCTGAACAAGACCGAGACCACTTGATAAAATTGAAAGATTTCCTTTATCTCCTAACCAAGTATTAACAGCTCCACCACCAGCCATGATGTTTTCATTATTATATTCCTTACTAAGATCATCACTCATTTCTTCAAAAGGTACCTGTGATATTTTTCTTGCAGTATCATTCCATTTGTCACCAGATCTTCTTTCGAATTTTCTATCTCTTGTTTTTAATACTGAAGAAACACTTCTTCCAATATCTGATTTCTTCAGTGGAACATTTCCTCCAAATCGCATCATGATTTCAGGTGTTATTTTTATTTTTTCTGAATGTACGATATCTCCGGTCCTTGACTCTCCATTTTCAACTTCAGCAATGCCGATATTTATTCCACCCTGGCTATGTGGAAATCCTTTATAATCGGTACGTCTTGATAAACGTTTTAAATTACCTCCTCCTTCAGCAATAACAGTATCATATACCTGTCTTTCTTTTCCTATTGCCGGTTTATATGAATTAGCTATCTCCGCTTTTTTCTTTGCTTTTTCTTCAGCACTTCCACCTATTGCACCAAGACCAAAACCAGCAACGGCACCTATAAGTGTTCCCCATCCAGGAGAAATACTTGTTCCTGTCATTGCACCAGATACAGCACCAGAAGCAGCATTATCAAGCCAACCACCATTTGAATACAACTCAAGAATATCAGAATCTGATAATTCGCCACCAACCTCTAACTTTTTAAATTTTCTTTTTGCCATTCGTGCAAAATTAGCCATTGCACGAACATTAACATTCTTTGAATGTAATGCCTCAGTAGTAGTTTTACCTGTACGTTTTTTATATGCGGTAAACTTTCCTTTGTTTTCTGGTTTTATCTTTATACTCATGACTGTAATTATTGATCAATTTTATTCATTACAGACTCTGCAGGAGTCATATACAAAGTTACAAGATCATGAAGAACTATCATATGGTGATTTTCATCATGAACAAACCTTAATTCAATTTTTATATAGGTATCTCTTATCCTGGCTTTATCGAGAAGATTTCTTCCTATGGTAAATCTCCATGTACGAAATAGTCTTCTACAGTTCGTAACAGTTAGAACAACAGATCCTGTGTCTTGATAATCATTTGTTACCCTTACACTGGTTATAGTTTTTGTATGTACTTGTGTTTCCATATTAAATATCTCTTACACATTTTACTGACATACCATTTCTTTTATCATAATTATTTACACCAAGACTTGCAATAGTATTATACATCACTCTCATAACTGCCTGTGATGTATCATATTGTGTTGCTGTCCAAAATGCTGCAATAGTCTTACTTAAGAAATTAAAATTACCTACATAATCACGAACACCGGCAGGAATAGCAGTGAATCCAGTTTCATTTGTGGCTCCTATATTTGGAGATGCCCAATGTTCAGTTCCATTTTCTTTTAACTTTCCTCCAGTAACTGAATTACCTCCAAGGTATGTTGCTAAATTTTCCCAATCTGTTTTTGTAGCAACTCTCCATCCTGTTTCATGAACACCATTACGTTTAAAATATACAAGACCTCTTGCATTATTAACTGCATACCAATTGTAGATTGCACCATAAAGTTCTCTATTATCAATATCATTGTTAGGCCAACAATATGCACCTGATCTATCTGCAGAAAATTCAGTTCCCATTTCTATATATGGTATCGATACTCCATCTGCATATTTTGTTGTTTTTAGATTTGATACTATCCACTCCTGGTTATTTATTATAACGGTGTAATATACATTATTATCAAGATCAGAAAGATCTATTAAAACTGAAAGTTCATTGGTTGTGAAGACAACTTCATTACCATAAGTTGTACCACCGGATGTTGTTGCATATGCACGAACATAATAAATAGTACCAGGAACAAGATTAATAAGATTTGCAGAGAATGTTCCAAGACCGGATCCATTAACTGTATGAGAATTTGATATAGTTGGATTTGAAGATGTATTCCAGCAAATACCTCTGGCAGTAACAATACCACCTCCACCGGAAACAATATTGCCACCAGAAACCGCAGTTGTTGTTGTTATACTTGATATCTCTGTTGTTAATACATCTGCAGCAACAACATTATTTGTTGAGAAAGCAATCTCATTACCATATGCTGTTCCTGTTGAATTGGTACAATAAGCACGAATATGATAATTTGTATCTTCAATCAGACCATCAAGAACTTTTGTATATGATTTAAGAAGACCACTTGTTCGACTATATAAAAGAGTTACAGGATAAAGTTTATTTGCTATTGTGGGTGTCGCACCTGTATTACAACATATACCAAATGCTGAAGGAGTTTCACCACCAAAATTTGAAACCTCAATACCGCTGATAGCACTGACATCAGTTATTGATGAAACAATAGTAGTTATCAATGTTGCAAGCGAAACAATTGTAAAAGTGCGTTCATTACCATATGCTGTTCCTGCACTGTTTGTTGCATATGCTCTTACATAATAAGTTTGGCCTGCTTGTAATCCTGAAATATTGCTTATAAATGTCGTAATTTCAGACCCAGCAGAAAGTTTACTACTATTTTCTATAGTTGGGTTTGTACTTAATCCATAACAAACACCCTTATCAATTATTGAATCCCCACCGTCAAAAGTGATAGTCCCTCCACTTCTTGCTGAAGTTCCTGTTATATTATCAATTACTCTTGTAGTTAATACTGGAATTGTTACACTATACTGAGTTGTCTCAAGATCTGTTTTATAAACTTCAGATGTTATTTCAAGATTTGTAAATAGTGAAGTTAAATTTGGTTTTGGATTAACAACAACTGTAACATATGAATCATAATATTTACCAAAGAAGTGCCCAGGATATCCTTTATCTTCTCTGTAAACAAATTTATTGTATGCAGAAAAGACTTTATTATCAACTTTAAGATAAAAATATGCCTGTGTATCTACAAAACAAATAAATGAGTCTTCAACCTCATATAATAATAAAGCAATACCATATTCAGAATTTTCCTTTATAATAAACCATGGTTCTTTATACATTGGATTGTGAAACATAAAGAATCCCTTCCCATTCTTAGATGGACTTATTACATTATCATAATCTGCAAAGTCATTATCAATAGATTGTAAATAAGAATTAACACCACGGATTGTTGATACATCCTCTATACTATTTAAGAATCGATTTATCGTCTTGCGTTTATGATCATACCAATAAATCCCACTGAAACTTTCGGTAATAGAGAAACGAGTACTTAATCCAAGATTTGTTGAAATGATATCAAATCTTGAAAGTATATCTCCTTCTCCGAGTTTTGTACTTCTTCCTTGTTGATCAGTTACAACAGATCTATCAAGAACGGACAAAGCACCAATAGCATCAGTTTGCCAATATAAAAGAAAGTTCTTCCAGGAAAATAATTTATTGATTGGACCAAAACTATTATCAACTTGTATATTTTCGTTTGATGCCCATTGTGTCCATGGATCTATTGTTTCTTTGCCAACTTTTGCATTAGATGCCATTACAAGAGTATCATTTACTTCATCCGGATCATAATCTAATGGAGCAGGATAAAACTTTCTTGCATCAGCAAGTTTTATATATGCAGTATTCTCAAGATACAAATCAGTCCATCCCGGGGAATAAGTATTTCCTGCAGCGGTGAATTCTGAATTGTTCTTTTCTCTTAAATAATAAGCTGTGTCTAACTGATTATATATTCTATGCCAACAATCATCAAGAGTATAAGCAAGATTAACACTTGTCTCTACAGGAAACATTTCAACAGCACCAAACCAATGTTGATTCTCTTCATAGTATTTATTGTAATAAGAAACAAGATGATCAGCATAACCAATATATGTATCTCCATAATTGGCATAAGCGGTGGCGGATCCAGAAGAAACAGAAACCATTTTACCTGCAGAAATATATTCATTTCTGGTTCTATCTTCATATGTGTGTCCACCATATTGTGTACCCCATAAATTAGTTCGATAATTCAAAAGGAAATACTCTGTAGATGGTAAATTATTTGTATCAAAAAAAGCACTCATTTGTACAAGTAGACATGTACCAAGGTTTCCGACATATGTATTAACACCAGAATATTTCACCATGTTGGCTAAGAAATTATATCTACCATATGCGGTAAGTGTACCAAAATTTTTTTCTGTTGTTATATTATCTGGCGTATTGGTTGTTTCCTCTAATCTTGCAGAAATAACACTTACATCACGTGGGTTAATAGTAGTAAGATCATAACATTTTAATGTTTCAAAATTAGAACTTGCGTCTATAACTCCTTTATATGTTCCAATAATTTCAACATAATCTCCGGATGTCTGAACAAACTTTTTATAATATGAAATGTCAGGAGAAAAAATAGCAATATGTCTTGCTGCATATTCAGGTCCTTCTTTTGATGATGAATTATAGTCTCCAACTGTAGATTTTGCAGGATTTATAAAAGCTGTTTCAGCATATTTAGTTGTAAGCAAATTTGCCTTTCCCTGAAGTTTTACGGTTTTATCTTCGTCTGTTCTTTTAACATAAACAATTTGAACATACTTTACATCTGAAGGAAGATTACTTAATGTGAAATTTATTTGTAGTGGTCTTGATCTTACATATCCAAGATTCACCGTCTGACAGAATGGAGAATTTCCATATGGTGATTCAAATTCAAACTCATTATTTGGCATTCTAATATCACCTATCCATTTTACTGGACTTATACGTCCTTTATCATCATAACCAATGATTCCAAATCTATAAATCTCATCACGACAAAATCCCCTTAATTGTTGATTGTATAATGGACTTTCAGAACCTCCATAATAACCAGGATCAGGATATGTTTGTCTTGATATAAAAAAAGTATTATCAGGACTGTCATAATCTATAGCTCTATTCACATCACCAACTGCAGTAGGGGTTATAGTATATTTAACATTTGGACCTTCTCCACCTATTGTTACACAATCTGTCTGATATAAATATGAACTGGAAAAAAGTTGTTTCTTATCATATTGAATATTATTCCGACAAATAGCATCAATATCAAGTGGAAGGTTTGCCATTCCAATTACGGTACCAATTGAAATACCTGATGAATTATAATGAATCCATAAATTAGGATTATCTCTATGATTATACCAATATTCTCCATTTGACTCATCAAGTCTGCAGTCTTCCCATGTATGATATCTCCACCTGTATGCTCTTGAATCATAAGAAAAATCAAACTCAGACTGTCTTGTATTTGCAGCAAAAAGAATATTGTTTTTAGTTGCAATTGTTTTACATCTTAACGGATTATTTATAAGTAGATATTCTGCAAGAGTATATGTCCCAAGATCATAATCACCGTCATCAGTAACATAGATTGTTGAACTAACAGGTTTAACATCAACAATACTTACGGTTGGTTCTCCATTTAATGTACTATAATGAATAGCAACAACTTCAATTCTGTCATAGTTTGTGTCTACACCTGTTATTTTAATTTGAATTCCTTTACCTGATGATAATCCTTCACCAGAAGAATCGAGTGCGTCAGAACCCTTAAAAGTGGTTGTATTTGCTAAAGATTGTGATGATTGACTTAAAGGAAACATTTGACTTGCTGGAGAGAAATTACTCGCAGCTCCATATAATTTATATAATCGATATGAATATTGAACCATTCCTACTGGAATGTTACCATTGACAACCTTAGAAAATTCTGGTATTACCATTGTAACTTTCTGAACAATATCAAACTCATCCGGAGTTCTTGTTGATAGTAATGGATCCACGAGATTACAAAAGCGCAAATTATTATAATCATCAGTCCAATAAACTTTATGGATAGAATCACTTTCATAAAACTCAACTATGTCTTCAATAGGATGTTGCATTGATAGATTGAGCAATCCATTATAAAGAAGTGTGAAATTTGACATTATCACAGTATCGTCATGAAGTGGGACACTCCATAGTCTGCCATATGATGCAGTAGGGTTTGCTGAGTCATCATCAGTAGTAATTATCAATGTCCTATCACGAAGTTTTTTTGCACCAATTATTCTGTCATTTGGATATCCAAGTGTTTCAAAACTTCCGGCTAACGGTATATTACCAAGAACATCTGTAAGTGCATCATTACGAGAAGGGTTATTACTTGTTCTTCTCATATTACGGCAATCAAACATTGCATCACTTCCTATTTTATTAAGAGAAGTGTCACGATCAAGTTTCTTATATGTATTACGAAATGCTTGCATTATAATAAATCATTATTAAAACCAAGATTAAGATCTTCTCTGTTTCCAAGAAAAGCATATGAATAATCGTGAGAAGAGATAACAGGTAATAATCTTGTCCAATGTCTTGTCCAGATTTCTCTTCTTTCCGGAGATAATATTCTCATTGCATTTTGGGCACTTGGTAAGTAAAATAACCATTCTCTTTCACTATCATTATAAACCTCTCTACTGATCTTTCCAAGTCTCCAAAGTTTATGATCCTGTTTGAATGTTATAAATGTTCTGACTGCCTCCTTTACTCTTTCAATATCAGGAATCATTGGGAAACCTTCTTCATCGACAAGAAATGCTCTGTATGCAAGTTCAAGAGTTGCAGTTTTTTCTGATGTCTCTATGTAATTGTTCTTGAGAATATATGTCAATCGACCAGTATCATTCTCAAGATCTTCATTATTAACTACTACTTGATTATGAAAAGAATCACTGCTGTTCTCATAAACTTCTTTTGAATCGAAATCTCTTACACCAGCAGGTAATAATTCAATAAAATCAATTGGTAATGTTCCACGGTGATCTGTAACAACTACATTAGGAGTTAATAATGAATTGCCGGTAACTTTTTCAATGAAGATACCTGGGGCATTAATCTTTGCAAGAGCTTTCCCGGCCCACGAAATTGCATCATTCCAATCAAGTTCATGAGCATATCCTTCATCTTGATAGACTTCCTCAAGAATGGATAATACTGATATGTATTTCTCGGCCATACATTTAGAATTATTCAACCAAAAGCATACCACTTGAATTCATGACATCTTTAAAAGTATCAAGAATAGCATTGTCTTCTTTTGGTTTTTTGTCCATTTCCTTTTCAAGTTTATCCATTGGATTTTCCTTAGATACATACTTCTTATTTTCATATTTATAATCAGTATTACCATTAGGCATCTTCTCTTTCCATTCTTTTGAAATGGTAATAATCCAACCGTTTTCAACCTGTTCTCCACGGACGGTTTTTGAGACACCATCGACATCTTTAGTAAAAGAAAATTCTTTTTTTTCTTTTTCTTTACCTTCATCGACAACTATTTTACCTTTTAAATCATTCATAGTATTCAATTTTTTTGTTTCCCTTAAGAATATTCGCAAGATATCTATTGTTTGAGAAAGTAAAAACCATCGAATAGAGACTTCTATTAATAGCATTACTTCCTTTTTTATTCCAATATAATAAGAATCCGAAACCATCTGTATGTTCATTAAGATAATAAACCAGTGGTTTTCCATGGATCTCTTTCAACTGTAAAGATGTCAGTCCAGGATACTCTCTATTCCAAAGTAATTTTGTCTCTTTCCAATTAACACTTTGATTTGATTTGTCAATTGTACCATCAGGATTTAACCGGATTTTCTTTTTATATTTCTTAATTCTTACATATCCAAGACGAAGAGGTATTTTAAATTCAACTGCTTCCTCAATCAATAGTTTTGTTAATTCCTGATTAAAATCTTTTATTATAAGACTGAATCTTCTATATTCAAGGAACGCTGGATTATCTCGTTCTTTCTTCGTGAATTTCTGTCTGAAAAACTGATAGATCTCAGGTAATCCATTTTTTTCGTTATTCTTCATTACTTGCCACATTTAAAGTTTCGTTTGAATCATTTACTTTATCAGTAGGAGCACTCGTTAAAAATTTAAAGTTATCTTCAGTTATCTGGTTGCGGATATAATTCCACATCCATCTATTCATCGGATATTCATCATCGTCACTATAACATGCTGTACCATCAATATGCGTGAAGTTTGAAACATCTTCAGGGTTCTCAAATATTCCACGGACGCCTAAGTATCTCATGTATACAAGAAAACTATCACCACTCATATTCTTTGATATTACGAGTAGTTTAAGCCCATAACGGAAAGTAAATATCATATTTGAATTCCATCTTCCATTGCCACTAAATCTTGCTCGTTCAATTGGTACATATGAAAAAGGTCGACTCATTTTATCTATTGGTCCAACGCTGATTATTCCATCACTTTTATTTAACTCGATCGTTTTTGGAATATCAAGTTTGGTCTGTAAAACTGTATAACCGGTAAGATGTTCTGGACATGAACTCCTGTCTGCAAATTCAAGTTCCATACACAAAGTCTGTATTAACTGTTCATCAACTGAATGAGATTTATTCAAATCATTTCGTAACCAGAGGGCTCTTTGATTATGAATCCAGTTCTTTATCATACGATCATCAAGTTTGTCGTCATCATAAAGATTAAATTGACGAACTCTCTCTCTGATCTCATATATCATTTCATTTGATGTCATTACTTGATTTTTTTATATAATAATTGGAATCCTTCAAATACAAAAATTCCCGTAAGAGAATGGAACCACCATTGTTGATATACTTTTGGCGGATCATTTACTATCGTAATTTCTGCATTATTGATAGTTAGATATCTATTAGTAGTAGTAAAAACACCAACGGGCTTTCTTTTAAAAAGCCCATCATTCACATATCCAAGATACATTTGTCCTTTGATCGGAATCTCAAGATTAAAATATATCTGTCTATTTGCCCGCATACCTGCAATTAAATTAATATCTCTTGTATGCAAATCTATCAGAGTAAAAGGAACACGTAAGTAATCCTTTATCATAGATGAATCTTTAACTGTAATAAATTCCGATCCTGGTTGAATTGCCAAAGAATCCCTGAGAATCTTTATTGTGCCTTCAAGTTTTGCATTTGCTACAAGACTTTTTAAATGAAGTGCTTTCAATGTAGAATTCTCAAGGATTCCGGCATCAATGGCATCTTGCTGGGATAAAATCAAAGCATCTTTTTCAAAGACTAACATCTTCAGTCCTTTGATCTCTATCTCGTATGACCTGATTGAATCACGTTGAGCAATGATATTATATTTTAAGGTATTTCGGATCCTTAAAGTACTATATCTTCCTCCTATGAAGGAACCAACCATTATCAAAAGAAAGATTATTGTATAGAGAATCTTATTGTTAGATTTCTCCATCTTCTCTTTTATCCAAGCAAGAAACCACTTTTTCATCGTCTTATTCTTTTGGTTTGAACCATCCATCTACTTTATCAAGTATGGCTTTAACAAAAGGAATATCGAACATTCCATTTGCTACGAGTCCGGCAGCAAAACCATAATAGATAGCTTTAAAGATTGGAAAGTCAGCTGCAAAACCATAATTTAATAAATCTGCTGCAACTATGATAATAATAGAAACTCCCCAGGCTACAAGTTGTTTTACGAACTTTTTTGTCACCTTAAGAACACCATTTAACATAGCTGCAAAGAAAGCTGATATTACAGCAAGACCTGCCAAAGAACCAAGATACACATCCAATTTTGTAATTACATCAAGGATGTTTGTTGGATCAGGAATTTCCTGAGCATTGAGAACTCCAATTGTTACAAATAGTAACCCAAAAATGAAAATGATTTTTTTCATGATGTTTGAAATTTAGTTAATACTGCATTTGAATCTCATTATTGTTTAATAGTAATGAATACTCTATAATTTAGTTTTGCTTTACGAACCATCTCTGTTATTATCGTAGAATAAAGTCTTCCATCTACAAGTTGACCTTTTATTTTATTTAATCCTACTCCTATACAACCAAGCGTATCTTCTTTGTCAACAACAGAATGTATCAAAATACCAGAGAATCCTTTTACCCCTTTTAATCTTGGATATTCTTTTCCATATTTCTTCCAAAACCATAACTCGACTTCATATCTTCCACAAGGGATTGCAGTGTCACCATATACTTTCCCTTCTCCCGGATCATTAAAATCTCCATCATTGTTTTTATCAACCAATTCACGAATAGGATCCTCAAGTGTATCACAAAGAATATTATTTGTCTTTTCATCAGAATAACGATATAAGAATTTACCTATTGTATAGTCTGGTAATAACCATTTTCTGTAAACCTCAAGTTCTAATGTTTTCATAAATTATTCTTTTAATGCTTCACCAAGATTTTTTATTCCAATAGTATTCCCATTGTCATTATATGAAAGACCACGTTTTTTTGCCAGTGATGAAATTACCTTTCTTTGAAAACTAAAGTACTCATTCTGGATCTGTCTAACTTTATCCTGATCATTTTCTTTTATACCGATCAGTTCCTTTGTCATCAACTGATTACTCTCAAGTATCGCGTCTATAACAAAAAGTGGTGTGTAATCGTCATTTATTTTCTGGACTCTTTCTTCAAGATTGTTCTGAGCAACAGTCAGTTTAATTGACAATGTTATCTGTGTAATGCCAACTCCTATAAATACAGACAGAAGAGCAATTATGATCTTCTGCATCGAGTCACCTTTTTCTTTAGTATGTTCTTTTTTTTCCATTATAGTAAATTATCAGCGTTAATAATATTTAGTTCTTTATAAAAGTGTCGTCAAATATTACAAAATCGTTTCCATATTTTACGTAATTATTTACCAATGGTGGACTTGATGTAGTAAATTCTACATCACTACCATAACCAGTCCCAGCACTATTTGTTGCATATGCACGAATATGATATATAGTTGATGCGGTAAGTCCCGATAAAGAACTTGTAAACGATCCTTCTCCTGTACCATCGGAAGTATGTGTATCTGTCGTAGTAGGATTAATAGATGTACTCCAACATATTCCTTTAACAGTTACAGTACCATTACCATCAGATGTTACATTACCTCCGGAAGAGGCTGTAGTGGTAGTTATATTTGAAGTGGATGTTGTAGTAACAGTTGGAACAACAACTGTTATTGTACCATATTGAAAAGCACCTATACTTGGATTTGTACCATCAAATGATTCTCCGTTGAAGTCAAGAAGAATATCAAGATCCTGGCCTGCTGTTTTTATTGTTGACGAAGATGTTAAAGTATAATCTCCACCAGATAGATCAGTAAATAATGGATTAACAAAGTAACCATGCAATTCCCAACTTAATACACTCTGCAATGATGATAGAGTATTCATATAATACATTGCTGAACTTTCGTTTTCAACAACACGAAGAGAATTACTAACGCGATAGTAAGCATTATAATCTGCAGTCTGATAAGTTAAATCACGGCCATAGGCACGTACAAAGAGTTCACAACCATTATTGTCGTCAGTACTGGTTGTGTAAAAGACATTATTCTTTATTCTAATAGTATCGTTGTTTGCATCAATCCAAACATGTGCCCAAGAAGTTGACTTATGATTTACAAAAGTATTATTATAGATATAAACACTTTGAGCTCCCTCCATATTTATTGAGGCAGATACAGGGGAAATAAAAACATTAGAATAGATATAGAGATTACAAATAGTTGATGAGAGATCAGAATAGTCATAGTTCTGAACAAAGATCTGATGCACGTCGTTCGTTGCATTATTATTTGTGTCATCAAAACTATTTCTCCGTATAATTGTATTATGAATCTTCATACCTGTACCATTGCCTACTGAAATATCAACACCGGTTGTATGATAACAGTTATAAAACTCATTATCTTCTATAATAATGTTTGAAACAAGATATCCACCATATAAATGAAAGGAAAGAGCTCTTCTTCCAATATCATGCATCTTACAATTTTTTACAAGCATTTCATTATATATTGCTTGTGTACCATAAGCATCTTCAGAGTTTTTAATACCTATATATCCTAACTCAAGATTCTGAATTTTTAAACCTGTCTTTTCTTGCCAACCACCATCTGCAGCATCAAACTGAATCCCGGCATAACCACAATAAAAAATATTAACGCCATTTATATCGATGTAATTTTGGTAGTTAAGATCTATAATAAACGATTGTTGTGGTATTTCTATAGAAGTATATCTGGTATCTGGATCTGTCACAGCATATACATAAACTTTTCCACCTGTGTAATACCAATTATATTCTGCAGTTAAATATGCAATTCCTGTTTTATGTATTCCCCATGTTACTGCTCCTGAAGTGCTTTCAAAGAAGACCTCACAACCGCCAGGCCCTGATCGTCCATACATATCAGTTGCATCAGGATCTGTAACAGTCGCATCACAAACCCATACATTAGTACTATATGATGACCATGTTGACTTTACAGAACCAAGGATCCTTGGATTATCACCGGTACCATATTTTCCTATGATAATATAATTTGCTGTAGTTCCACTTCCGGTAAGTGACAACATACCACGAAAAGTGTCACCACACTTGAAAAGGACCTGATCTCCGGCCACAAGAGTTGTAGCATTGACTTTTGTTATACTTGCCCATGCGAGTACCTCTGTCTGGCCTGAATCGTTGTCATTACCATCAGAAGAACTTACATAATATATTGTCGCATACAATGGAGATGCGATAAGAACCATCAATAATATAAGAATCTTTTTCATCATTCTATTCCTTTAGAGTTTGAATCCATGTATGTTTCTATAGCTGCATTGACATCATCTACTAAACCTGCCAATGAACCACCAAGATGAACAACAGATATCTGTGCATCACAAAAACGTTTTGGTACTGGTCCAGTTGGCGCATTAATGCAAAGAATATACGGTTTTGCATAACTATTAACAGCGGTTGAAGTATATGATGCTGTTTCAAGTAAAGTCCCGTTTCTATATAACACTAAATCAGATGAATTTGGCTTATCAACTGTCCAATAACCTCTTGATTCACCACTCCATTCATTTGCATAATCTTCTCCACCAGTACTATTAAGACAGTATATAACACCATATGAACCAAATGAAGAAGAAAATTGATTGTATGCATTACCATCATTAGTACATCCGAACATCCATTTACCTTCTGTTGCTGTGTACCCAACACGAACATAAAGTCCATAAGATGCATTGTTTAGTGTATATTTAGTCAAATTACTAAGATACATTCCACCAGCTTCAAGATAACCATTACTCGTATCATCTCCACCTTCAGTTGCAGTACCTTTAAATCCTTCATATGCTGTAAATACCGGGGTATTATGAATGATAGAATTATAAGTACCAGGATTCTTCCAATTGATTAAAGCCTCTGAACCACTATTTGAATGAGTGGCAAATACATAGAATATATCAAATGTTGTCCAGGCACCACACGCTTTCAATGTTTTAACCAGTGTATTCTGATTGGATCCAACCGCTACAGACGGTTTATTGGTCATTGCATTATAAACAGCATAATATTCATCAGTATATATATCACCAGCTTCAAATAAATCACCGAGAGTTACTCCATTATTATAACCAGTTATACCTGCCTTTCCAGAAGTATATTCTGTTACTGTAGCTGAACCACTTGTGCCAACACCAGTATCAACTGATCCATTTAGATATGCAGTTATGGTAGTACCATTAATTTCTAATCTTACAGTAGCACCTGCACTTATTGATGCAGTACCTGCTGATCCAAGATTTGTCTTTACACCATTATCTATTCTAAATAAACGCTGTGTACCATTCATTACATAGTAACCATATCCACAAGTTGTAGCCCCAGTACCAGATAATCTAACACCAACTCCCATTGCATCACTTACATCACCAACATTTGATATTGTTATTTGTGCATATTGATTTGTACCGAAAGTGGCATCATATTGAGCAACTGTAACTGAAGTAGAAGTATAAGACTGAACTAATCTCGCACCATTTCCACCATCATATACAGTAATGGAATTTAATAAAACATCCCAATTACCTTGTCCATTTAGAGATGCTACAGAATAGGTGTTGAAGTTATCCGTATATGCCGGACCATAATGTAATGTTTCTCCTGAAGGAACACGATATGAAGAGGCAACTACGCCAGGTATTACCTGTGATGTTACAGATAGCGATACTATAAGTAACGATAGAAGAAATGTTAACTTTTTCATGCTTCAATGTCTCCAATTAAAATCCATGTATCTGTGTCTGTCTTAATTATAGTGCAACTGGACCATTGTACTCTAAGATCCTTATAACTTCCAGCACTATTAAGCGTACCTCCTGAAGTAATTGCTATTGTCGTTTCTCCTGCACCACCCTGTATAATTGTAATCTGTGTTCCTGTTGGAAAAGCAACTGAAGAATTAAGAGGAATAGTAAATGTATTGGCAGATGCATTAGTCATCGTAACAATCTTATAAGCATCACCAATTACTGCTGTATACGTTGTTCCTGTCTGTGCATTAAGAGTAACACTCTTTGGTGCTTTTGCATCAAGTTGTGTTTGTACAGCACTTGTTACACCATCCATATATGCAAGTTCAGTAGCATCTACAGAACTTACTGATGTTCCCCATGCAGATCCTGTTGAAATAGGAATTCCGGCTCCAGGATATACCATACTACCACTACCATTTGCAACCCAAGATCTCGTTCCTCCAGTTGTTGAAGATAGAACATATCCAGTCGTTCCTGGATTACCAAGAGAACTTTCTTTTGCTGCAAGACCTGTTGTTAAATCATAATTTGATGCATAATGTCCCGAGCCAGGTACTGAGTCTGCAATCATCACTGCTAAACTTGATAAAGAAATTGCACCACCAAGTCTTGCAGAAATACTATCATTAATCAATGTTGGGATAGTAGACATCGCATATGCTGTAGTTGCTATCTGTGTAGTATTTGTCTTTGCAGTAGCAGTTGGAGCAATTGGAACCCCTGTTAATGTTGAACTTGTAAGTATTGTCTCTTTTGATTCATTAGTAACGTTACCAAGACCAACATCAGATGAAACAAGAGAAAGGGCAGTTTTAAAATTTGCAACGGATAAGGTTGAAATAGTATTATCAGCATTAAACCTTGGAAATGTTATTGCTCCTGGATTTGTAAGAGTAAATATATTACTACCTATTGTTGTCGCTCCTAATGACGTTCTTCCTGTAGCAGCTGTCAATCCTGTTGCACCACCGTCCCACTTAAGACGGTCTGTATAAGCAGTAACTGCATTAGTGCCGTTAGTATTTACCCAAGTATATGCAGTATTCCAATTCGTTGAGTTATCTGTTATTGACGTACCCCAAGCAGAAGAACCTCCATAAACAACAATTCCGGCTGTTGCCGGCCATGTCATTGATCCTCCACTACCATTTGCAACCCAAGATCGTACTCCGGCTGCCGAAGAAGATAATACATAACCATCAGTTCCTGGATTACCTAATGCTGCTTCTGCAGATATAGCAGTTCTGAAGTTTGCTGCACTTAATGTCGAAACAGTATTATTAGCATTTATTTGAGGAAATGTAATGGCACCAGGATCTGATAGTGTAAAAAAATTGCTACCAACTGTTGTTGCACCAAGAGATGTTCTACCAGTTGCAGCAGTAAGTCCAGTAGAACCTCCATCCCATTTTAATCTATCTGTATAAGCTGTTACGGCATTAGCCCCATTTGAATTAACCCAAGTATAAGCGGTATTCCAGTTTGTAGAGTTGTTTGTTATACTCGTTCCCCAAGATGTACCTGCAGAAACAGCAATGCCGGCAGTAGGATATACCATTGTTCCACCACCGGAGTTATAAACATAGTCACGTACATCTTGTAATGATGCTACAGTGTCAGTTGTTCCAATAAGGAGTGTTGCTTTATTAAAGGCGACAGAATCCTTAAAGAATGATTTGTATCTTATAGGAACCCATCCATTTGATAATCTGAATCTCGTTTGACCGCATGAGATCAATGTAAAACAGATTAGAACCGAAATGATTAGACTTTTTTTCATTAGTATATTATTTTAATTCGTACATCATCAATTGCATCAGAAGAATACACGGTAATTACATAAATACCACCGACAAGACTTATTATTGGATCACCAAGATTCTTAGTAATCACAATACCATCAGAATCAATGAACTCAATATTATATGGTTCATATGTCAATGTTGTAGTAATTATGTTATTACCAACAACAAGATCTTGTGTTATTGTATATTTTGCCATGTCGGAAACAGTGTTAGTTGTTGGAGTAGTAACAATAGGAGTTGTATTTGAACTCCTTTCATAGTTATATCTGTCCAGTTCGCGGTAAGCATCGTCAATTATACTTTGGATATCATTAACAGTAAGTACATTATAGTATTCTGTTACAGCAACATCACCTATTACCTGATAACGATAAAGTATCTCAATATACTTTGAAATTAAGATGTTTCTTTTATTAAGGTTGGCAAGAAATAACTGACCTCCTGTATGATAAGCAAAAGACTTTGACAGGTCTTCAGCAAGACGACTATGCAATAATTGAATTGTTGCTATATCACTATTCAATATATTCTGATCCAGAACTTGCATTTGCTTTTAAATTATCAAATGTTAAACTATCAACAATATAGTTAATTCTATTATCTTGGGACATCCATTTAGAAATTAAATCCCTTTCTGCTATAGTGTTATGATGAGAGGAAGGTTTTATTTTTTCTTCAAGAAAATAATGACTTTTTTCACTTTGAAAAAATGTGAATCCAGAAATAATTATATTCTTAAATCCAAGAGCTCGGGCTATTCCAATAGCCATTATGCCTACAGTTGGAAATGCATTTATCTCTTCCGTAACTTCTCTGAATAACATAGCAAAAGCATCATTATTTCCATAAGTATAAACTACATTGCCATTCTTTATTAATTTCTCAGCATTATTCAACCAATGTAGATGCATCATTTTTGCAGAAGTATATTTTTGGTACAAATTATCTGATATCGGAAGAACACCAAGTATTGGATAATCAACCTTTCCAGAAGGGATAATCTCATGATAAAGACTCGAAATATTAAGATCTATTTTTGATCCGATTTCTTTATATTGTTCTCCTATCTTGAAATTATTACATCTCATAACAAAAGAATGATCAATTTTATCTGAGAGATCTGTTCTGAATGGACCATTCCCTATTACTGAACAGGTATCGAAATCTTTACACAGTTTCTCTATTTCAGTAAATAGAAAATTATATTTGTCTGATTTATAATCAGGAACCTCTTTCTTTAAAGAAACTTTATCCTTGAACCGTCTTGATGCTTGATGATGTGAAACTACTGGATTATCACACTGTAAAAATTGATTATCCCAAATATAAATATACTCTTTTGGTAAATCAGCAACAATTATATCAGTATATCCACTAATCACCAATTGGAAATTAGGTGCATCGGGATTATTGTTGGTTGAATTTAACTGAATCCACTTATTTAATATTTCTCTTGTTACAGTATTGTTTTTAAAATACATTGTCCCGGTCATCTTTTCATTCCACTCTTTTATATAATGGAATGAAATATCACAATTAAGAGAATAAAAGAATTCAGGATCTCTTAAAACTTCAGCATCAGCATCAATCCATACAACATCTTTGTTGTATTTATCCATTACACTCTTTATAACTTGTGGTTTCATTTGAGTGTTTAATTCCCAGGATCCCTGATTCCTTAATCCAACAATTTCATAAGGCAAATTAAACTTATCAAGAGACTTCTTTAGTGTTTCAACTTCTTTTTCATATGGTGTGTCTGAAGTAAACATGCTGACATATATTATATCGTTCTTTCCAGACATAGAAAAATTCAACTTATCTTCAATGAATTTAAGATTTTGTTCATTCTGATTACGTATGTCTTCTGGAATTCCATCACAGAACTTTACCATTAATGCATGTTCTTTTGCCTGTATAAAATTACCAATCCAATAATAACAGATAGCAAGTTCGAAATCAGCCTGGAATCTTTTATTTGTTAAATGAATAAACAGTTTATCCGTCTTTGGATATGACATTCTTAATACTTCTTCCTGTATAATTCGTGCAAGATGATATTTCTTTTTCTCGCGATAAATCAATCCAAGCATAAACAAGGCCTCAAATCTTGTTGGCCGATATGAATAGGCTTCTGCTAATTGTATTGTTGCACTATCATAATTCTTAAGATGATACTGAAGAACTCCTATCTGGAATAATGAATAGTAAACCTCTTCTTCCCAACCCATTCTACGAACTCTTTCTTCATAATATTTTATAGCTTTTTCATATTCTTGCATATTGGCATATGTCTGAGCCAGATAGAAATAGTTCCGTGTTTCATTTGGATTATCGACAATTGCTTTCTCAAGTAGATCTCTATCACGAACAAGTTTTTCCTTTCTTGATCCACCATCGGCATGATGAATAATAGATAACTCATGTAATTCAGGACTTTCTCCACAATTAGTTGAATTGATATATTCATGTGTTACTCCAGTATAGAACCAATGCTTATTGCCATTTACAAGGAGTATCTGAGCGAAATCAAGATCACCAAGATATCTTAAATGATACCAATCATACTTCAATGTGTTTTTGTCAAATGAATCTAAGATGACATATTCAAAATCAGCATCAGCCAATAATAAATAACTCGACTTGTCATAAGCGAGTTCCATCAATTCATTCCTATTATGTCCAAAATTAACCCAAGATCTTTCGTGTATTTCTCCTGGAATATCTCCCATTGTTTCTTTTATCACTGCGATTGTGTTATCAGTAGATCCAGTGTCAACAATGCAGTAATAATCAATAATTGACTTACAACTATTGATTAATCTTGCAATTGTTTTTTCTTCTTGTTTAACAATTGCACATAAACAGATAGTTTTGTTTGTTACTGTTGATTCCATTTTTCCTGTCTTAAATTTATACTTTGAATCTTCATATCAAAGTTATATCATTTTATGTATGAAACACATTTGTCCAATCATTATCGTATGCACAAATAGCCTGAGTCGATAATCCTAACCAAGCAGTTCCATCTATTACTTCAGGAATTAAAACACCACTTCTTAAATGTTTGCATGCATAATTCTGAACCATCCATACTTGACCACCTATTAGAACCGTGTCATAAATATTACCATCATAATCAGAAACCTTTTCTCCTTCAGTATATCCAGTTAAATTGTCTCTTATTAACCTTATCGCACACCCTTGTTTTTTAATAATAGATCTTGCTAATATTGCTTCTCCGGTAGCAACAAATTTATTCGCATATGCATTTACTCCATATGATAAACTATCTTCTGTATTTGTCCACAGTTCTCCAACATTCTTTAATTGTTGAAAATTAGCAACTAATAAACCGTTTCTTATACCATTTCCTACTGCTGTAAATCCTGAACTATTTGTTGCACCCTCATCGTCACTAATCCAATGTATTATTCCAGTTTCTCTGCAGGCTTTATTTACTTCTATCAAAGTACTCCAATTATTAAATAATGTTTGGTATTCGGATGTAGAAGGAATATGCCATCCTATTGGTGGTGTTAATGCATTATTCGCAGCGTACCAATTATATAAAAGACCATAATTTATTACATTACTATAACCAGGTAAAAATACATAATCCCAATTATTGTCATAAGCACAACATCCTGGTGTAATTAATTCAAACCATGAATTAGCATTTTGTACTTCTGGAATTGGAACTCCATTTGAAAAATGTGTTACAGCAAGATTTTGTTGAAGCCAAACCTGCGTACCAATCTTTACAGTAGTATAAATATTTCCATCATAATCTCTAACTACCATTCCGGGATACCATTGAGACGTATCTATTAATAGACATCTTATCGACATACCCCATTTTTTGTCATCGTTTGCAGGTGATCCTCCAACTACTGTATACGCATATTCATGTATAGAATCATATCTTATTTGTTGAACATAAGTTAGGTTATTATGAAAATATCCAGAATTTTTTAATCCATCAAAATATGGAGATACATTATAAATACTATATCTCCAACCACCGCCAAATATTGTAAGTTTTGAACTGTTTGTTGCGCCAGTATTAGGATAATTCCAATGGATATATCCAACTTCTTTACATTTACCTCCTGCAATTGATATTCCACCAAGATAATTCCATAATGTAGTCCAATCGGCTAAAAGTGGAACTTTCCATCCTATAGGAGCAATTCCATTTGAACTATTGGCTGCATACCAATTATAAAGTAAACCATATGAAATATTAGATACTGGTCTTATAGAATTAAGTAATGATCTGAAGATAGAAGAACTTCTCATTTCTTATTGTGTATATGGTCCTCCAATATTCCAATAGAATCCGGTATTATCATAGATAAACGATACTATCGTTCTCTCGTTTGGTCCTGTGAATATGTTTTTTTCAGTACCATCTTTGAAATAATTTGTTCCTGTAAAAGACAAAGAATGTCCGCCAGAGGCATCTTGAAAAACAAGTAAATTTCCACATTCCCCGCTTAGAACATTTGATAATATAATAGTCGTATTCTGTGTTAAGAATAATTTTGCATTATATCCTTGTGAAAGATTCCAATGAACACCTGCAGTTGAATTATCAAGTCTCAGAAATGCCTTTTGTGCTTCAGCTGGTCCTGTAGGACCTATTAATCCTTGTGAACCGGAAGGACCAGTTGGTCCCATAGAACCTTGCATTGCTTCAACAAACAATCTTGCCTTCATTACCTGAAGATATCCACTACCTGTTGATCTCCTATATCTTCCTTTAATAGTATGTGACCCTATAGATAAAGCATCAAACCTTACTATTACAGGAATCATTTGTGGATTTAATGAATCAAGATATATTTGATGTTCTCCAGAGTCTACACCATCAACTTGAACAGCAAGTGCAAGAGTAGATGCACCACCAGCACCTCTTGTTGTATCAAGTCTTACTTCACAATTTAACGTAATGAGTAACTCAACAGATTCATTCAAAATAATTGTTGTAATGACACCAGAAATATCTTCTAAAGTCGATGATACTGTTCCTGAAGAAGTAAGTTTCTCAATATATGAACTTGGTATTTTACCTGCAATAGCATCAATACCTGCAGGACCAGTAGACCCTTGTACTCCTGTTAGCCCAATTGGACCAGTTGGTCCGGTTATTCCTTGTGCTCCTATTGAACCAGTCGATCCTTTTGAACCTGTAGGACCTACAGATCCTGTATTGCCTTTTGCACCTGTAGGACCTGTTACAGATAATCCAGATGCGCCTGTCGGCCCTATTGGACCTGTTGGACCCAAAGGTCCTGTTGGACCGGTTACAGACGGTCCAGTACTACCTTGTGGACCGGTAGGACCCGGTGCATATGCGCCACCATAAAGATTTATTTTCCAATCAGAGTAAGTTCCTGATCCAGTATGATTTATCGATTGTACTGATAATTCTCCTGAAGCACCGGTATAATTAACAACTGATGCTCTGAATAAGTTATTAACATCATAAGCAATAACAACATCTTGTCCTGTTGTATATGCTCTTCCTGTAGAACAAGTTATATCTATTCCTATAGGATGTGACGATGGGATTACTATTGTATCGGAAGATAAAGATGCATATCTCTCTCCTATTCCGGTTGCACCTGTTGGACCTTGTATCCCTTGTGGACCGGTTGGTCCTGCAGCGGTTGATGCGGCTCCGGTTATACCGGCAGGTCCTACTGCACCGGCTGGACCTGTTGGACCGGTATTTCCTTGTGGACCTGTAGGTCCTTGGACACCTGTTGGACCGGTAGATCCCGGTATTATAGATGCTGGACCAGTTGGTCCTGTACTTCCTTTTGATCCTGCCGGTCCTGATGGTCCGGCAATTCCTTGTATTCCGGTTGCACCTTTTATCCCAATTGGACCTGTCACACCTTTAGGTCCTACTGTTCCTGTAACACCACGCGGTCCAGTTGGTCCTACACCTTGAGGTCCTGTTGGTCCTACTGCACCGGTAGGTCCTCTTTGTCCTGCCGGTCCAGGAATACTTGTACCTGGTAAGACTGTTAATCCTGAGAGAATAATGTTTTTATTATCATTCCTTGCAGGTTCAACTGCATAACCAGAACTCCCAGTAATAGAGGGAGATGGTCCTAAGAATTGTGCCCCAGTACTCATTATAGATTTGGATCTACATCATTAAAATCAAGAATTTGATTAAGTTCAGCTTGTATTGTTGTTAAGGTCACAATATTTGCTGATGAAATAGCACTTTTTAATCCTTGTAGTAATGCCCAAACAGTATTTGCATCATTCTGATATTTCTTTCTTGTCTCCCCTGGAACAAGTCTTGAGAGATTGGCATACATTTTTTCAACTCCGGCTTCTGCCTCACAATAAACATAAGGATAAAATGTACTCTTATATTCTTTTGTTGCTGTACATGAACCATCATCTGAAACCCATGCATCAGTAAAATAAAATTCGTTTTGATTTATTACGGTGATAAGATGTTCACCACCATAATTTGTGCTTCCTGTAACGTCAACATACATTCCGGAAACAAGACCATGGAAAGGAGATACTGCTTTTACAGTTCCATTAACCGTTGATCCATAGTTAGCAAAAGAAGAGATTATGATATCTGTAGTTTTTAGTTTGTAAATGATATTATGAAGACCATCTACATTTGTTCCGGTCAAATCATTAAACCACCAAACATCAACAACCGGATTTGGTATCTGACTTAACACATCATATTCTGCAGACGCAACCCCACTCGGATTTATTATCTGTATTATTGCGGATGTCAATGTTGATGGATCGAGTCCATAAGTTCCATTCCATTTTGTTCCGTCACCTGTATCAACACCAGTCTTATCTTGTATACTGAATTTTGAACACCTGGTAACAACTTTTAGATCAAGATCGGGAGTAAACATGAGAGTACGATTTTAAAGGTTATGAGAAATTTAAAAATAGGGGAAGCGGATTGCCTCCCCTAATTTTAAATATTAACACGGTTATACACCTATAGTACTTGCCTGAGTTGCAAATGCTGCCAGAATATCAGAAATAATATCGGGTGCTTCACCATTTGAAAAACCAGTTTCAAATGCGAGCAAAAGTTGTTTCTGCCTTCTTGGTGTTGCACCTACACCTCCTGTAGAATGATCACCAAAATGAGTAATTGATATCTGATCATATGTTTTCCCGGATGTTGCACAAGCCCTTGCTGCAGTCCACATAAAATCGGAAGGATAAGGATTTCCATCATTACCAAGAAGATTCCATTCCAATTCAGCAATTTGTTCATAGTTTCCTTGTCCGAGAGACATTGCGGTACTGTATGTAACAACTGTACCACCAAATGAAGCAGCCGAATCAAGACCAACCAAAAATGATACCTTTGAATAAGGGAATTTACCAACTGTAAATGACTTTGCAACACCTGATAATTTAATACCAAGATTTGCAGTAGCCATTTTAGCCGCGGTAAGAACTGTGGCGGAGGCTTTAGCTGCAGCTACAGCACTAAAACTTTCTTCTTCAATAGGACGGTCAACCTTAAATACAGTTGTTGAGGTTAGTTCAGTTACCTTATAGATACCATCTGTAACAAGACAGCCGGTTGTAGCTGGCGCATCAGACAATCTTACATAATCACCAACAGCAAGATCAACGTTTGTATTATAATCAGTATTTGTTGCTACAGAAATATACTGTTCTCCTTTTACAAACGTAACAGCATGAGCAATAGCCGCTGTAGCAAAATAAGCAAGATTACAAACGAGTTCTGCCTGGATAGGTGCCTGTGGTGTCTGACGGCGAAGCATACGACTTAATTGTTGAACAAGACCAAGGGCAACTTCGAGTTGAGTAGCAGAAGCATCACTTTTATATGGTGCATTGAGTATTCTCTGTTGTCCGAAACCGGTAACATCCTGTTCTTTCAGTTCAATACGAACAACATAAAGTTTACTGTTTACTACCTCAATCGAATTGGATGTTCCATTATAACCAATATAAGAAACCTGTTCAGCTGCAGCAACGTCAACCTGTGTTTTAAACGCAAGTATATTTGCCTGTTTTATCAGGTCACTCTGGATAATATCGGTACCATTACGCATGATAACCTTAATACCAGATTCAGCGACAATATCATCCGTAAGTACCGAAGTTGCACTCAGGACTTTATTGTGGGAGTTTACTACTGCCATTTCCCCATCTACTAATTTACTGTAGTCGGAAATGTAGCCATTGACAGCAGTTGTTGGAGTTGCTGCACCAACATCTTTGCCAATGAACAATTGCATTACGTCATTTTGTGTCATTGTCCTTTTTTTTGAAATTAATAATTAAGTCTCAGATACTCTCATTAGTCCAGAGATAACCTTTATATTTTGTCTGGTTCTTGATAGCACCATTAATATTTGGCTTATAAAAACCTTTTGCTACCGCATCTTCAATAGAATCAAATGATTCTTTAACTTCACCGGTAACCGGATCTTTTGCAACAATTTTTACAGATTCTTTCTGCACTGATGGTTTAGTTTTTTTCCCAACAAGATTTTGCCTTACAAGAATCCGGGAACGAATTGCTCTGTTCATTCTGTTTGATTTTTAGGTTTAACATTCCTACTTGGTATAGTTGAAAGAGCAATTATTACTGCTCTGTTTACTATTTCTTCATGAACACTTGAATGTAATTCACAATCTACTCCATTATTAATATCTATCGCCACTGGTCTTTTTAGATAACGAAGTCTGTATAAAGATATGATATTACCTGTTCCGTAAATCAATTCGTGTTTTTTTGTTCCTGTATTACCATAATCCATTCTCCAGACAAGTTTCTTATATGGTTTGCTAAATGGATTATTGATGTTTGCAGAATACTCATCATGTCTTATTGGTATTACTTTCGCTTCTTCAGTTGCTGCAGCACCATTACAATCTACATAAGCAACGGTACACATTTCACTTATCGGATATAACATTTCACTTGGGAGTGAAACAAAGATAGCATTTGTATGTAATGCACTATCAGTTGAATTAAATGAAGATCCAGTAGCATTAAAATTATCAATAAGGTTCCCCAATTCAACTCTTGTCTTTTCATCTACTTCGAAATAAGATAGTGTCTTTCCTTCTTTTGGAGAATATCGATCATTTACAACTTCATCCTGTCCCATATTAAGAAAACCAGACACATCAACTGACGTGAATGTTTTCTCCGGAACATGAAACTCATGAAGTTTAAGCTCAAAATGATATTGCATCTCCTGGGCAGTCATTACGAGGCAGATTTTTTAATTAGTTTAAATTTAGCTTCATCAACAAACAATGATACCGCTTTTTCAACAAGTTCATCATGTAGATAATCAGGTAAATCAGGAACATCTGTATATCCCCATGGTGTACCTATCTTAAGTTGTTCATCAATATATGTGATTGTATTATATCCAGCAATCTTTTGGACTTTTGATCCAGTTCTGAAAGTTGTAGGAACACCAGTAGAATTAACATATAATATATTGCTTTTGGCAAGAAAATATGATCCATTTGATATTGCAAATATGTCAAGATTACCTGTACCAACTCCATCGAGTTCTGAATATTCAAATGAAAGTTTATATGGTTTTCTTAAATAAACAAGATTACCAGGAATAATCGTTGTGGTATATGCATCTCCTATCAACATTATGTAATATGGATCTTCCCAAACAGCAACAGGTCGTGGATACATAACTTTATCACCAGAATGACTAACAAGTCTTTGTGCCTGTAGTCTTGATACCCAATCTGCAAATAATGTTTGATTAGTCATAGAATACACTTCTGTGCGACTTACACTACATGATATACTTATTGGAATAAGAATATCATCTGGTGTGCGATATCTATGTCCTCTTGTTGACCAGTTATATTGTGTTAAGTCTTTTTGTGCGGATAAAACACCATCAACACTTATCAGATCTTTCAATTCATCTCCATTAAGATCTATTGCAATAAGTCTTTGTTGAAAGGTTGGAAGATTTATATACTTATTGGCAAGATAGTTATCAATGGCCTTGTTAATATAATTACAAAAAGTAAATGAGTCAGGTCTTTGTTCTACCTCAAAAATAGGATTAATATCCTGTATCTTTTGTTGAAATAATATTTGTAACTCTACGATATTCATTATTTCGTCTTTGCCATTTCTGTCTGAATCTTTGTTATTAATCTTGGATCCTGTATAGTCTGTAGTGCTACCATTACAGCAATATCCAAAATTTCATCATGTGTGTGTTCTGGAAGATCACAAGTTCCTCCTTCAATAAGTTCTGTTGGTTCAACTATATAATTAAGTAATACTTCTGTCACTGTCGTAAATCTGTCTACTATAAGTTCTAAAAAGGTGCCGGCTATGACAACCTTTGGTTTTATAAAATGAGTTCTGTTTGTTGTCGAATTTATAAACTTCAATTTATGCTCTGTCTTTATTGTTTGACAATCAAAATATTCTCCTGATGTTACTATAGGATAATTTGTTCTCGTACAAAGAGCATTGGCATTAATTGGATAAAGAAAATCTGTTGGTAAAGTATAAAGTGCTGCACCAACAGGATCTATAGAATTAAAAAAAAGACTTGCTGGTTTAACAAGTGTCCGAAGATCAGCCACTCGCTTCGAGTTATCCTCAAAAGCAGGTGGCTGAAATTTTTCTCCGAACATACGATCTTTGACGAATTGACCCTGAGCATAATTAAGAAATATAAGTTTTTCATCAACCTCATAACCCGGGGAAGAAAAACTTGATATTCTGTCATAATGAATATCAAAGGCTTCTATCATCTGATCAACATCCATTACACATTTTCTATTTGATGTAGCAATTTCATGCGTACATCCTGATTTTTGGTATCATCAAGAAAAACAAGAAGATCTGAAAGAACACCAATTGGTTTATCTGCACCCGGGAGAGAATAGAGATGTCCGTTTCTTTTTAATGATCCTATCTCAACACTCTTCTGAATTAACAGTTTAAGATTATAATAGTCATCATCAAGAATTGACAAATAAATGAGTCTGTCATCTTCAATTATACGACCAATCTCTTTCTTAAGTTGATCTAAGGTTGCATTTTTCGGAGGTCTCTTTGCATCCTTTTTTTCAAGATAATAGATGTAAAGAAAATCACGCATTTTTACAACATTAGAATTCATCTTGTTAAATAGAATGTATGCTCTTGTCTTTTCTTCAAGATCATCGACATTATCTCTTAGTTCTTCTCCTTCTTCAACAAGAGCAAATTTATAAGTCCCCTTGTCAAATCTTTCAGACCATGATTGAGCTATCCTTTCTGTATCAGACCGTAATATCAAAAACTGAACAAAATGATCTATTCTTGATAATTCAAGGAATAATCCATTACGGTTTAAATTCACCGTTTTACCTCTCCAATATGATTTTGGTACATGGATATTAAGTTTCTGCACATCTGGTAGTCCAAGTTCATTTGAAAAAGAAAGTACATCTTCTTTTGTAAATTCTTTCATTGGATTTACAAGAACATTCCCAGGTAATACAGGGACAACTATTCCAAGTTTTGCTCCATCATTCATAAATGAAGAATCGTGATCAACTCCAACCCATTGTCCTTTTCGTTTTATGGGTCTTACGACATACTTCTTCCCACGAAGATTTCTTACTTTAAGTGAATAAGGATATTCAAATATGTCTTCTGCAACAATATAGTCTTCGGCAGAAGAATCATTTTCTTCCGAAGAACTTTTCTTGTTACCACTTTTACCTTTGTTTGCCATGCTGTTAATCTCCTATTATTAATTACGCTACAGAAAGAACTGAAGGTTTAATTGTAGCACATCTGGTAGGATCGTTTACTAAAGTTCCACCAACAAAAGCTCTGTGGAAAGTGTAACCATCTTCCGGTGATGCCATGAACCTACGTTCACTCTGAACCTGGAATGGATCTCTGAGACCAGGAATGTAACCCATGAAGTCTTCCATACCTTTGTTGTATACAAGACGGATATTGTCTTCACCGCCAGTACGACCAACATTAAGGATCTGGTAAACATAACTCTGAGCAACACCCTTACCACTTGGATGCATGATCTTATTACGTTCTCTGTCATCAAAAGCCGGGTCAACGAGAACAGAGAGAATGGTACCATCAGGACCCCAATACTCTACAAAGTTTTCATGATATCCCCAACCACTTCCGGTTTTGTAAACACCCATTTCCTGTTGATAAGGTTGATAGAGTGTTGAGTAATTCTTGATTGACTTATGGAAATTATAAGCTCCCCATTTACCTGTACGCATAAGGATCCGACGTGTCTGACCATAACCACCGTTAGTGTCATCAGTAAGGTCCATGATTGCTTCAGTAAGCCATTCAATATCTACATCAAAATCATTATAGAAGAGAACGTTTGATGCTTCTATCTGCTGTTCGAGACCGGCTCCCTGTTCGATTTTGAAACCACTGTATCCGATCTGTTTGAAGGTACCGTCATCAGCGCGGTTTGTCGTAGCGAAATTGAGAAGTTTATCCTTCATATCCTGGAATTGTTTTTCAAATTCCCAGTCAGCATACTGTGTCCAGGTAGTCATGATTTTCTCTTTTCCGTTTGTATCGATTCCCTTCCAGGAGAAAGCAACCGGCCTTGAGGTCATGTTACCAGGTCTTGTATCCTGCATCCTTATCATCGAGAAAGTATTCTTCATCGAGAATGGACTTGTATATGTTGGAGTTCCACCCTTTATAGAGAGGGTCTTTTCAACAATAGACCATTCTTTTGAAAAACGTTTTCCGGCAACAAGTTCTTCATATGGTATATAAAGATCAGGATCACCTGTGAACAGTTCGCATTCATAATCCCATTGAGTTCCATTAGGAACAGGAATATTTACAATTCTTATCGGATAGACAGAGTTTTTTTCACCAACAATGATATTGGTATCTGAGAAATACTGTTCCGGGAATGTAAGAGTAAAACGGGCACCATTACGACCAACCTGAGAGGTTGCTGTTATTGCGCTTCCGCCTACGAGACATTGAACCAACTGGATGTTCTTCTTTGAAGAGCCCTGTAATCTCCAACGGAAATCATCATCGGTATCAAGATACAGAGGTGAAAATTTCTGTAAAAAGAGACCGAAATTCGTGCCGTAATTAGATCTGTAGAGCATGTTAATCATAGGACTTGCATCCTGTGGTTTCGATTGGTAGATAGCACCAAGGTGGTTTTTGGTCGTTAACCCTGACCAGTCCTTGGGTTCATACTCCTGAAGTGGTGATACTCGTTGCATTTCTATTTAATTTAGAACGATTAAGTTACATTGTAAATTGAGGAAAGATAAAGTCATCATCTTTGTCTTTTGATCTCTTTTCTTTATCTACCTCAGATACCGGTTTCTTCTTAGTAGCTTCTTCTCCACTTAGAACCTGACTCAACCTTTTTGCGGCTGAAGTTTCAACTTTTTTTGTGAAATTAGAAAAAGCTCCTTCTTTAATGTTTTCATCAAAGAGACCGTGTTTAATAAAATAAGCGAGCCTTGCTTCAAAAGCAATAGGATTCTTTGCTCTCAATGCCATAGCTTCACTTACCGGGATCTTTTTACCATCTTTATTTGTAAAGATCACTGGTACTGTCATCATCTTTACAATTTCTTTCTTCTCATCTTCTGAAACAGGAATACCAGGAAAAATCTCTTTTAGTTCCTTGACTGATTTGCCAATTGCTTCTTTTGTCTTTTTCTTGTTATCCTCTTCCTTTTCCTTTTTTATCTTCGTTTCACTCTCAATATGTTTCCTTTCTTCTTTGATACTTGTTTGAATCTCAGCCAAACCATCAACTGCGTCTGTAAGAAGAGTTTCCTTTTCTTTGGCAAATGCAATATAATTTTTGATTTTTGATTCAGGAATACCTTTGAGAGTAAGATAATCGGAATAGAGTTGTTCCTGAAGTTCTACGTTATCTTTCAAATCTTTTTCAGATATAGATCCATAACGTTCTTCAAGAGAGTAATTATCTGCTAAGTCATCAAATGGAACACCTGACTCAAGCGATTCAATAAACTTCAATGCTTTCTCTCCAATGGTTGATTTATATTCATCAATGCCGTCTTTTATTTCAGCATCGATTTGACCTTGGATGTGTTCATTGATTTTAAGAATTGCCTCTTCTGGTTCTAATCCATCAAGACTTTTCAAATCGAAGTTTGGGAGTACACCACTTTCTTGAAGAGCCGCAGCATGAAGATAGACAGGAGATTCGTTCCCTTCTGTAGGTATACTCCCATTCTTCTTGTCTTTATCTTTTATATTTTTGTCTTTGGCATCTTTCTTATCGGATTCAGAATCATCTATTTCTTCGTCCTTTCCATCATCAACAATAAATGTATTGTCTTTAGGAGGGGTTTGTGGATTTTCCTTTTTATCCACCTTGTCACCAGGCTTTTCTTTATCAGCCGGTGTCGTCTTTCCTTTATCTCCGGGTTTCTCCACATGACTATCTCCTTCATCAGGTGGACCATCGACGTCGATGAGATCCATGTCAAATTCGGGCATTTGAATTGATCCGAACAACTGGTCATCATCAGAATTTAGCTGCTTTGTCATTTTACTGCGTTTAAATTAATACAAGTTTATAAATTACTCAGAATAAAGACAAGAGTATCATCAATACAGTGTCTTATTTAGTCGTTGTCATTATAGATAAAACTATAAATTATTTTTTTATAAATTATTTTTTTATAGTTGCCGGTTTTGGTCTGCTTCTTGCGATCTTTTCAGTACTTGCAATTTGCATCTTTGTTATATTTCTTTGTTCCTGTAGTTTATCATAGAACTGTTTCGACTTTTCTTTCATCTCAAGTTTTCTCTGATCAAGTTGCATCTTGAGTTTTTCAAGTTCATGTTTTCTATTTTCTACCTCTTGATTTGTCATATTACCAAGGCCTTCTTCATTATCTAATTTAGCATATTCAACTTGAATATCAAGTTCTTTCATGTATATGTCTGCATCAATACGATTGTTCTCAAGTCTTTCTCCCTGTTCAAGTTTCATTAACTCTAATTCATTGATAGCTTGTTGCATCCTTTCACTACTTTCGTATCCTTCTCTCCTTGCATCATCTTCTCTTTGATTCCTTTGTTCTTCTGAATCTTCAAGCTTACGGATCATTCCAGCAACACTTGTATCACGATATATTGTAAACAGATCTTTGAATGTTGCTTTATCGTTCTGTAAAGCTGCAAGACTTAATTGTTTAATAGCCTGAATTAATTCGGCATCAGTCTGGCCATCAGATATAAAGAATCCATATTCAAATTCAGAAAGCTCACGACCATCCACTTCAAATAATTGTGTAATCATACCATCATCGGTATACTGTAATTTTTTCTTATTGTCTCCTGTAGCATTTCTCCAAGCATATTTTGCAGTTTCAAGTAATAGTTCAAGAAATCTTATTTTACTATTATCATGCAATCTGAACCATTCTTCAGTAATATGTGAACTCTGTGTTACAGATCTCTCTACACCGCCATATGTTTCACGATTATCGATCAGACCTTCTCGTTGTGGAGTAATACCAGCAACTTCACCAAGTTCATTCTTAACATATCTTGCAAGTTCAAGGTTTGCTCTGATTACATCAGCACTATTAAGATTAAGAACATCACTACCTCTTTGTTTTATTGTTGAAATAAGTTTACCCTGGGCAATACCTTTTTTACCTTCCTTGAATGAATCTTTTATCATATATCCATTTGCTTCTGCAAACATCATGACAAGCTCTTCATCCCATCCATCAGGAATTTCTGCAAGGTCAAGTTCGGCAATAACACCCTTATTTCTTGCACTGGCAAGTTCTGTACGACGCATATAAACATTATATAAATACTTATATGGTTTGACCCTATCCATAAGTGAAACTCCTGTTCCACCTCCAATGGAATATACTGTACCAACATATGGACAAAGACAAATAGATGGATTTGAAAACTTACTGCCAATTCTTGGGAGAGGTTCTATTCTTTTATACATATCAGAACCAATCTTATGACCCTGCCACCATTCATTTATCCATTTCCATTCGATTGTCCAACCTTGGTCTTTAAATTCGTCAATTGGAAAGTTTTCATCAACAATAGTTTCCTGTTCTTCTCCCTTATCATCAAAGTAATTTAAGATGCCAATCTTTCTTCTACTCTGCCAAACAATAATGGCATTGTAAATATTACCTTCCATGTCATATTGTCCACCATAAGCATTTATCTGTTGGCCATCGACAACTATAAGTTGAGAATTGGCATTATCTTTTGAGTCTGTTTGACGATCTATCGGTCCAGTCAAAACAATATTCCCTGAATATCTATTTTCTCTGGCACCACTTTCAAGGGCATCTATTTCATCCGGAGTAAGTACATCCCAATAATCATCTATGATTTTGCCTATTGGAGAATAACCTGACTCAATTATTATTGTTGAGTCTTCAACTTTATAACTTTCTCCATTACCAAATGTTGTAATATTTAGAGGATTGCACTTTCTTGCAATAGGTTCACCATGTATAATAGGTACTTTGAAAATTTCTTCAGCACCAAGAAGAACATCATAGAATGAATCTGAAAACATATTTCTTAAATGTTGTGTATACCAGAAGTAATCAAGTATCCTCTGACCCATTACTTCACCATAATCCTGAAATTCATATTGTTGATAGTGATGTAACTGTTTTAATCTTCGTGAGACCAGTTCCTCAGAATAGTTTTGATTTACTATTTCGTCAGTAATCAAACCATATAGTTGTTCACGCATTGCGACTTGTTTACTACTTACAACATCAGGATTTGTACATCTTAATTTGTAATCAAATCGTCGTTTTGCTTCCTCTCCTTTGAGTACGTTGAATTTTGATAACTCGATTGGATAGTTCTGAATCTTTGCAGGGAAATGGACACCTTTTATACCCATTGGATTAAATGCCCTTTCGATATCGCTTTCATCCATGATCCCATTAATAAGATCATAGTTTATCTGTTTTGCTGCCTTACTTTTTCGAATCTTACTTGTGTCACCATTAGTAATAGTTAGACCAGATTCGATACATTCTATACCCCATTTTTCTGTTTTCTCCCGTAACAATTTCTTTTGTGCAGGAAACTGAAATATTGTGTTTGCCATGGTAGTAATTATTGACGATTGTTAAGTATTTTTTTAAATGGATCATTTGATTGTTTCAGTTTTTCCTGAAACATCTCCATACGAGCAAAGAACGGACTAAGTGCGTTCTGAGGTTTCTTATTGACATCTTCAGGTTCTATGTTTTGCATATCTTCCTTTAGTATCATTAGCATTTGTAATGCATCAACTCTATCAAAGTTACCCTTTGTATTCCAATAAATTAACTCTTGTAATAAAGGAATTGATCGAATTCTATGGAGATTTAATATTTCACTTCCAGGTGTTATCGGTGTAGTAAGCCAAACCAATATTTTCTCACGTCCCCATTTTTGTATAGGAAGTGTACCAGGAGTACCTTTACCACGATTAAGAAGTGATTTATCAAAGATCTTGTCTACAATTATCTTAGGAGTATCACATAGAAGATGTGATGAATGTTTATTATTCAAATATGTGAATAATCCTTTCCAGTTATTTTCATAGTTACAAATTCCACGATAATAAAGTAATAACCGTCTTACGTTTTCATAATATGCATCAGCTGTCCTTGGTCGGCCAGTATATTCAGCAACTATTCTCTCGGTTATACGATTCATTATGAATGTACTTCCAAGTGAATCTGTTGTACTTTCATCATGGTCATATGTATCATTGCCAGCAATATATAATCCCCAAGGAATAATTCCATCAATCTCAACAGGATGTTCCCAGATAACTATAGCACCTTCAGTATTGTTTTTATCAAGCTCAGGAAATTTCTGAATTGGTTTTACATTACTATCTGGTCTCCATTCTACCTTTTCATTTTCTTCATTTATACCAAGGATTCCGAGATATTCTGTTTCTTCAAATCTGTCAGGATTAGCCAATAAATAATTCATATGATGTTTCAAATCATTTATTGGAAATATTGTACCACCAATACGCATTACTGCTTCTTGTGGACAACGTGGTTCCTCTGCTATGTATCTTATAATAGCCTCTGGATTCTTTGTATTCTTTATTACTTTCTCACGAGCGAAATCAGTAAGTTTCCTTGCTATATCTGGAATAGAATTCCCATATTCATCCATTGCACCTTCAAGATTCTGCTCAACAGAAACAAAGTGACCACATTTTGTATTTGCGGCTCCTTCATCCCATATGTTAGGAATAAGATGAATGTTATAAGCACCTCCCTGATAATGTAATTGTTCAAGACCCATGAAATCTTCATCTTCTGTTCCCCCAGTATTATGAGTTATAATACCATTTGCAATATAAGTATGAGTAGTATTGGCTGTAAGATTATAAATATCTTTTAATCCAATATATTCTATTTTGACAACTCTTTCAAGTCTTATTCCTTTTAATATTGACGACTTTGATATTTGATGTCTATATTTTAATAAATTTGATTCATTCAATCTTTTTTGTTTTTCCTTTGGAAATAATTTAATATTCTTTTTAAATTTAAAAACACTTAATTGATCATCTATACAAAGTCTGTAATATTCGTTTTTATCACTAATTCTTCTTATTCTATTGTATGCAACTATAATTTGTATATTCGAATGTATACCAAATTTCATTAATAAAAACATAATTTGTTCACACAAATCTTTAGAACTTGAGGTAAAATTAATTCTTATTCCTCCTTTTCTTTTTTGCACATATCCATCGGTATCAAATAATCCTCCGAGTAAATTTCTTAGATCATTTTTACAATATTTATTAATGTCGTCTGGAAGTCTTTTTTTGTTTTTTGTCTGTCCATATATTCCAAGTTTCCTTAATTTATCACATATTCCTTTGATTCTTGTTTCCTGGTATATTTTAAGTTGTTTTGTAAAATAGATCTTTTCAATTCTGGTATCAAACTTTCTTAATATATAATTGTTTATTTCATCATCACAATTTGATAATACCGGTGTTTTATTATAACCATAGGACCCATCACCAATTAACCATCCTATAAACCGAGGTTCCCACATTTTCTTTTTACCAAAAACTGGAACCTCATCAACAATTGCAATTCTATCATTTATTTTAAGTTGATCCGTTCTTAAAAAACTATATATTCTCTCTAATTTTCTATACTCCCTTACAGATCCATTTATACGATATTTTTTTTGTCTTATCTTTTTAGGATATTTCTGCCCAATATATGTATATATAGGATGATCTACACTACATTCAAGATATTTCCCAGTGTGAGTAGTTATTCTAATACATTCCTTTTGTTTTTTTTCTTGAATATATGTAATATTTTCTTTAGATATATTTATTCCATTATAACCTAAAATCCCATCAGATTGGCATAAATCTTCAATATTAATAAGGTCGCCATTTTTATTCCAGACTTTTGTCCCTGCACATACACAACCAAACGCTACCTGGAGCCCAAAGGTAAGGCGTCCTTGTTGCATACTCTTTAGAGAAACGTTCCATGCTTTTAATAGATTTGGATTTTTACCAGACTCTTCATAAAGTATTAATTTTCCTCTTTTACCACGTGCCTTATTCCAGTTATTCTTTAATGAGATTCCAATAATCTCACTTTTAAATCCCTTTTCTATTTTTCTACCGCCAGAATCAACAACATATGATGCTCTTTTGTAAAGAGATGTATCATGTTTTTGCCGTCTTTTTCCCCAGGGTGTGTGTTGTTCGATATGGTCCATCATCTCCCAACATTTCGATAATAGACCGTCTTCTATTAAATATGCTTTATCATCGGCAAAAACGAAACTCTTACTTCCTGGAATAAGATAGAAGTTACGATCACACATAGATCCTCCTTTAAATGAATAACCCCTGCCTCTCGTTTTAATTATTACTCCATGTTCTCCAGCAGTTTCAGCATCATCAAGATACCAGAAATACTGATAGTCGCCATCCCAAAAGTCAGGTAATCGAAATTCTCTGTCTGCTTGAGCCTGCTCATAAAGTCTTACTAAGTCGTCTTTATCAACTTCATTTACATCTACTCCAAGTTCTATTGCCTTATAAATTGGACAGTAATTTAGATACCAATAAAAATAGCCGGATATCTTATCCCGGCCTATGTCATAACCATAAACAGATCTTCTCGCTTCTTCTTCCCAAAATTTATAATATCTTGATGAAGGATGATCATTTACTGGATACTTTGTATAACAACCAAATTCCTCAAAATGGAGTGCACTTGCCCTCCATTCATCGGTATTATAATGTTTAATGTTCTTATAATAACCTCTGTCTATTATTATTTTTTCATCATCCATGTTGCTGCTTCAGGATTTTCAAATATTCCAATATTACCACCACCACGGATTTCCATTGAATCTTCTTCAGAAAAAACTTTCTTTTCCCATTTCTCAAGTTTTTCAATTATTGATTCAACATCTTTAAGAGCTTTCGTTACTGCACTTGGATCATAGTTAGTAACATTCATAGTATTACTATTGAATCTTAATTGATCATAAAACTTCATAAGTGAATTTGCTGTCTCTCTGACACTTTTTAAATATCTCATTGATATTGTTTCTTGCAATGATGTATATTTTGCAATTGCTTTTTCAATAAGTTCATCAGGAATATAGAATTCATCATTCATGACATCAATTGATACCATCTTCTGTTTTTCAATACCCTGGGAGTTATATTCACTTTTATAGTCACCCATGAAATAAACAAAAGCAAGTTCCTTAATGGCTCTTGCCTTATCACGCGAAGTATCTCTATCCCAAATTTTTTTAAATTCGTTAATCAATAGAATCTTCGGTTCTATCGTTAGTTTGTTTTGACTCAGAATAAACATTGTCTATAATTTTTTTACTTTTTTCTTTAAAGAAATCCTGTTTACCTTTCTTCACTTTGAACACACAAAAATAAGGTAGTCTAATATATGGAAAAAAACCATTGTAAGAATCTACCTTTTTCATAGTTTGTTTTGTCATCTCAAATTCTGAGGCAACAACCATCCGAACGGTATTTTTATGTATTCCATATCTTTTTGCTATCCGTTCAAATATTCTATCAAGTTCCTTTGATTGAATGTCCATTTAGTTTAAATGTAAAAGTTAAACTACGATCATCAGCGAAAATAATAAATGCTTGTCGAATCTTTTTGCCAGAAAGGATATTCAATGATCTTAACTGTGAAATATAGATGTTTAAATGATGTTCTTTCATTTTAAGATTTAAACAAATCTGTTCCTTCACTTCCTTGGAGAATAAATATTTATCTCTTTCAGATTCAGCAATATCTTTATATTGATCATTGAAAAATAATAACTGTGCAAGAACTCTTAATGGTTTATCACTAAGAGTTGCTTTTCTGTCATTATTTACCTTCTTGAGAATAGAATCAATAACCGGTTTCTTAAGAAGCAAATACTCAAGAAAGAACTTTTCTTTCGTTGTAGTTATTTCTATTGCTTCATTTGTCATATTGTTTTTTATAAATTATTTCTTTATAAATCCTATCTAAACTACAAAGCCAGGAAGGACTTTGAGCCTCCTGGCTTGTAATTTTGAGACGATGACTAAAATTGCTCCATGCTGCAATCGAGTTATACGTCAAAAGTAAAACAGATTTTTATAAAATCCTAATTTATATCTTTGGATTTTATTATTTTAATTATCTTTCTGATCCATCACTTTCTGATGGATACTCTTTCTCAGTATCAATGGTGTCAGGCACAGCATTAACATCATAATCTTTATCTCCCGGGACAGGACGTAATTTCATTTCATAGTCCTTACCAATAACAAACATATTTGCTGCTTCAGTATTGACTGTACAGAGAGTAGGTTTTGTCCCACCAGACATCACTGAATAAACATTATCCTTTGCATATGGGATATCGAATTCAATTTCGAATCTCTTTGGATAGGCGGGATCATAATTGATCAGTTCTTTCTTTGCTACGCACTTCAGTACGACTTTTGTTTCAGTTATCATAATAGTTATGGATTTTATTGTGAGCCCGTCCAAGGCTTATTTTATCAAGTCAGCTGCAGGAACAATACCATGAATGTCATTATCACGAATTACCCAATATAGTTTTTTGTTTATGACTAATGGTTCTCCTGAGTTTCCTCTTATAAGTATATGTTCCCCAACTTTAATTTTTGGTATAAGTACAAAATCAGGTGTGATCTGCCTACCTGGCCCTACGGCCATTACTATAGCCTGATTGGGATTTTCATCCCATCTCGCAAGTAACTTTCCTTCAGATTCTTCATAACGACTGATTTGTTCTGCGGCCTGTTTTTCTATATCCATAAGATTTTTTGGAGGTGCACCTTTTTCAAGAATGATTTTATTCTTTTCAGCTCTTTTTTGAACCTTGTCAAGAATATGTATCCGTTCAATAATTATCTGATCACCATAGGGATTAACTGGGAATTTCTTTGTTATCATGTTTTTATTTTTAAAATGGTAAGTCGTCTTTAATATCTGTTATACTATCTGATTTATTAAAATCAGAATTGAAATCATCATCATCATCAAGTCCAGGAAGATTATTTTTCTTTTTCTCAGAGATGAATTTCTTTTCATCTTCGATTATATCAGAGGCTCGGTTAATGATTGTTAGTGATTCAATATCAAGATTAGTATAGAAAGATTCATCATCTCCCTTTCCAAGTTTTCTTCCTGATATTTTAAATCTGCAAACAACCTGTTCTCCAACATTTGCATTTGCAAGAAGATTAATTTTATCATTGATACATTGCATCCTTAAGTATTCAACAAAGGTACCTTTGTCTGTCGGATTTGTAACCATCAAGATAAATTCTTGTTTCCTGAAATTCTCTTTCTTTTGATCAACCAGGAGTATTTTATATATCCTCCCTTTCAATGTATATAGATCCATTTTTATAAAATTTAGTTTTATAAAATTAAAACTTATTTTTCCCTTCTCCAATTCTTTTTATTGTCACACCATCTTGGTCCAGAATATACCTGAATGGATCTATAACGATACTTCCTACTGGAAATATAAACCTACTAAATGCATCATGTTTTGTACCAATGAAGAATATATGAGGTTCTGTAATAAATTGAATCATATCTCTTGTTCCGAGATCTTTTGATTTAAGTATAGAACCTTTCATGCCATATATTGTAGTATCATCAATAAATGGATCGAACATCTTTATTTGTTCATCAAGTATTCCGCAATTATCAAGGAAATGTTTAAGTAATAATGCTGGACTACCTATTGTAAGACTTGTTTCTGGTTTGAAAGAATATCCAAGGATCATTATATCCAGTTCACATTTTGCCACATAATATTCACGTTCTATAATCTCTGCAAACCATTGTGTTTGTTTTTCTCTACATATCATAAGATTTTCCCACCAGTCGTATGATATATCAAGTTTCTTTGCAATAAAACTCAAGGCAATATTATCTCTTGGATGACATCCACCGCCATCACCCATACCGGCTCTCATATAAGAACCAGAAGTAATTCTTCTTGTCCCAAGTTGCAGACAATTGATAAGATCGTCAACGTCTGCTCCGGTCTTCTCACAAAGTTCCATGGCTGCATTAGCAAAACAGATCTTCTGAGTGATGTAAGTATTATAAAGAACCTTGATTGCTTCTGCAGTATCAATAGAACACCTGAACACTTTTGGTACTTCTGGTTCACGATCAGGTATAGAAGGAAGTGCTGAATTGTAAAACTCTTCAACAATAGTTGCCGGATATAAATCATCAACACCGAAAAGAACAAACTCCGGATAAAGGAAATCTTTTATTGTCGTACCCATTGCAATAAAGAATGGATTATAAACAATGTGAAGATTATCCAGACCGGCTGGTATTAAAGGAATTATCTCACGGTACATAGTTCCAGGAAGAACAGTAGAAATAATACTAATGACAAAATGTTTTCTTTCTTTTTTTCTCTTATCTGTTTCTTCATTCAACTCCTGTATAACATAAATGATTCTATTAATACATTGAATAAGAATCGAATAATTGAAATCCACTCTGGATATTGGCAGTGGAGTTATTCCTTCATACATTGGATCATGAGGTGTTTGTACTGCAACAAAACAGATATCCGTCTTTTCAAGCACTTCGCGCATTGGTAGAACCATAAGATTTGTTTTTTGAAGTAGTTCTTCAGCTCCTTCTTCACGATAAGGTATTTTCCTGTTCTCAACATACTTTTTGATTTCAGGATTTACATCATAACCATAGACATCATAACCTCTTGACTCTATCGCGAGTATTGAGGGAAGTCCAAGTTTTCCAAGTCCTATCATTCCAATTTTCATAACGGTAGTTTTTAGTTTTATTTATTATTAATTTTTATTGTTAAAAACCCATTTGCAGATTTCTTTTTCCAGTGATCTTTCACTCCATGGAATTCAGTTGAGAAAAGAATATGTTCAACATTATTCTCCTGACTATTTTGAAATTGATCAATCCACCATTGTATATTCTCGCGGATAATGTGAGTTATATCATGTTCATATATAGGTTCATTATATGAAAGTCCATCACTACTTAAAGGAACTACGATAAACAGATTTTTAGTATGTTGACATAAATTGAATATCACACTTTTAATTTGATTATATGGAACATGTTCGAGAACGTCTTTACAGATTATCCAATCCCATATATGATAATTTTTCCATACGTCTGTATAAAAAACAAATTCTTCTATTTCTCTTGGAACCTGGTGAACTGCATACTCACTTATATCATATCCCCAACAGTTTATATCAAGGAGTCGCATTGCTTTAACAAGATATCCTTTCGCACAACCAAAATCAAGAACACGATCTTTTGTTGATATCTCAAGATTTTTAATGATATTATGAGCCATAGGGATTGTTAATTCAGGGATCCACCTGTAATTTGAATAAAGACTCTTTCCAGATTGAATACCGTATTCAAAATATTCTTCATCAAATTTCTCTTTCATCATACAAAGTTTATATGTTCAATGATATTATCTGTATTACACTCAATAGATGTAAATGGAGAATCAGAATTGAAGATATGGTCAAGGAGATCCACGTTCTTATGGAATACACAACCGGTACATTCTCTTGCATCGAAAGGTTGTTTTATCTCATGACTCATATAATCATTTATCTTGTCAGCTGGACAAAGGGCATATTTCATGTCAAATAGACCATTGTTGTCAATTAAAGGAACACTATCACATGGAAACACTGTACCACCATTTATCTCGCTGAGATATGGTCTAAAATAACTCTGGTGACATATAGAACAAGATGGAGCTTTTTTTACTTTCTCCTGTACGAAAAATCTTTTATCATTTAACTTATGACAGAAGTTATACAGTACATCATATTGATATTTGAGTTCATTATTTGTTAATGCACAATCAGGTAATAATCTTACATACTTTGCATCAAATAAATCAGCAAGTCGGATTAATTCATCTGGTTGAAAATTTTTGTTTTCATCTGCATAAATTAAACTCATACCAATTGTACATCCTTTGTAAAAAGAATAATCTCTTTCAAGAAACTTATTTGTTATAACTTTCCTATTGATACTTATTCTTATCCAGGAAGCCATTAGATGACTTAAGAGATCGAGATTAGTTCCATTTGTTATAATTGCATATTCGAGGCCTTTACTCTCTACAAAATGTACCATTTGAAGAAAATCAGGATGCAATGTTGGTTCACCACCACCAGTAAATATTACTGCCTTACATCCGAGTTCTACAATATCGGTTATATACTTATTGAATGTTTCAAGAAAGATACTTTCAAATGTATTACGTTTACTTACACTACAGTAATCACAATTAAGATTACATTTCCCGATAGGAGATATATGAGTTGATATTATTGTACTTCTTATATGGAAGTTATAAAAAGTCAACTGGTCCAAATGTTTCAAAAACTTAACTCCGGTCGATGTGTAGACATCTTCCAGTGATGTAGTTCTCTTTGTAATCATATTTTATAGCATGAGGTATTAAATGAGCATAGTTTTTACTTATCTCAAGATTTAAGTTATTCCTTTTGTAATCCCATGAGACCCATTTCTTTTCAAACCAATCTTCATTGGGTATTGAATCTCCAATCAAAGGAGAATTTCCAATAGCAAGAATGTGTTTATAGAACATACCACGTATTGAAAGACAGAAACCATAATTATAGATAAATTCATCAATAAATAACATTCCTGGAAAGGATCCATTCTTACATGTATTTGGCATATTTCTACCACCACTAACCGAATAAAAGATTGCTCCAGGTCTTTCACGTAAAGGAATTATATATTTCTCAGATTTCCAAAATTCTATCTGATAAGTACATAAAGGACTAAATAGAGATTTCTCAAGAGTATTTAAAAGAGGTTTAAGTTTCCCTTCCGGCCAAACCATATCTGGTTCCATCAACATAACAACATTTATCTCTTTGTCAGAAAGGAATCCTTTAATGAAATTAAATAATATGGTGAATTGGTTATCTGGTTTTGGAAGATTCATACAGAATGAAAATATCTTTTGTGGTCTATTCTCTTTCTGGTATTTTAATTCCATATCTTTTACTATATGTACGGATCTATCTATTGGACAAGGGATATTTATTTTTTTCCCTTTATACATTACACTATCAAAACCTCCCCATGGTATATCTGAATACATCACGAAAACCATATCAATATCATCAATAATACTGTTTATCGATTTCTCAATAAAGTCCTCACCATAGTACATTCTGTAAATAGCAATATTCATTTCTTTGATTTTTCATTTAAATAATGTCCAATTTGTCCGAATAATGTTTCAGACATATTCTGTCTTACTCTTTCAGAATCTTTGTAAGTATGTGTGTCAATATCATGAGTGTTATCTACTCTCCATTGAGCATAAGTTTCATCATATAATGTATTATCTTTTGAGAAATGATTATGTGAAATCTCAACCTCAGGGATATAAACTGCAACTCCAGCTCTTTTTGCTATATCAAAGACCCAGGTATCATGGAAGAAGAACCTAAAATGTTCAGCTGTAAAACCGCCAAGAAGTGAAACCCAATGTTTTGAAATAACAGGAAAGGCACAATGATTAACACCATTTATCCCATCATTAAACCAATAACAGAAAAAAGGATGATTTTTTTCGTTTATCTTTTCTTCCAGGATCTTATCCCAATTTTGAGTTGTATAAATAAGATCATCGTTACCCATGATAAACCAGTCTGCACTATCACACCATCGTCTTAACTTGGCAAGATCATTCCATATAGCACCAACAGATTTCTGATCACTTTCAAACATAGTTAGTCTCACATTATCTGGTTTCCTTGATAGAGCAAGACTAAGTAAATCGTAGTATTCACTTTTGTGTGGATCATTGTTATCTATTTCAAAGTCGAAATATATTTGGTTGTCTGGACTTACCGTTTTACAAACACTTTCAAAAAAATTAAAAAGACCTTTTGATCTTCCTCTACTTGGTGTAAGAATCGCAATTTTCATGTTTCTCTCTTTTGGTTAGTATTTTTAAAAAAAGATTTTTTATTCCTTGTGTATTTGGTGTTCTAAATGATGTTCCCATGACATAGAATACGATATCTCTTGTCTTTGTATCAGAATCTATATCCGGATCACACCAGAAACCAGTTATCATGTTTTCATCAACGAAAAACGGAGTTAATTTGTAGGCAATATTATAATCAATCTTTTCGATATTATTCTTTTCAAATCCAAGAAGATTATTTTCCTTAATGAGTTTATCTTGAGTCTTCTCTTTCTCTAAGATCATTTCATTATCCATGATATAAATAGATAGTTCTATCATATATATTACCTCCAATTATCGATTTGACGAAGTGGTTCTCTATTTGGATTCTCCTGTGAAGTTATACACATTTTTGTAAATAACATTAATGACCAGAGTATCAATGCTAATATTAAATATTTACTTAATCTCTTTGGTTTCATAGTTAATTGAATGTCATAAAACATGATAGAAAACGTAAAGACCCATTATCTGCGAATAATGGATATAGAAATTCCAATTGAAATTCATCAAAGAAGATCAAAGGTTGTCTTGAAGGTATCTTCCATAAATCAATTTCGTTCATCTGGTATATTTTTAAAGAAGTCATCAAATTCATTTGCAACAGACCGATGCTCAGAAGCCTTTGTAGCTGTCTCTTATACACATCTGACGCTGCCGACGAAGAGGATAGTGTAGA